TAACAGATAACGTAAACGTATACACAGTTTCTAATGGTGTCATAACATCATCACAACCATGTAGCGGTATAACAACTAGCACAACAACAATATTATAAACAAATAAAAAATAAATAAAAATGTGTAACTGCGGAAGAACAACGAATACAATATGTACATCATCATGTCAAACAGTTGATTGTGCTTGTCCAATTAAAGACTTAAGCACAGATTGTGTACTTTATACAGGTGAGGATTTACCTTGCACTGAAATAAAAACAGGAACGCTTTTAACAGAAGCCTTTGGTCAATTAGACACATACCTTTGTGATTTATCAAATCAATTAGCAAACTCTTTCAGTTTAATAAGTGTTGGTCAAGGAACTAGAGTATATAAAGGAGTAGATGGAATTGGTAGAAAAGAGATTAGATCTATTACACCATCAAACACTATTATAACAGTAGATTTGTCAACAGACGATAAAGAAATAGAAATAGGACTAGATGTAGTAATACTAAAAGACTTTATACAAGATAACCAGATAACATACTCTGCATCAAATGTAGGTACAGGAGCTGGTGTATACAAAAATGCAATTAGAACTGGAGACAATGTAAACTTAAGCTTTAAAAGACTAAAATCTCAAAATGGTACAATAACTATTACAGAAGAGGCAAACGAAATAGATTTTGCAGTATCAGTAGATGGAAGCGAAACAAAAGTTACAGCAGGTACAGCAATATCTGTTTCAGGAACTGGTACAATAGCTTCTCCTTATGTAGTAACAAATACAGCACCAGACCAAGTAGTTGCAATAGCAGGTTCAGGGGCTACAACAGTTAGCGGATCTTATCCTAACTTCACTGTTAGCTCAACTGACACTGATACAACATACTCAGCAGGACTGGGCTTGTATTTATCAGGTACAACCTTTGGAGTAAGAAACTTACAAAAAGTTATTACCGGAGACTATACCTTAACAAATGGCGATGTAGAACATACAATATTTATAGATAATGGAACTTCACCTGTAACAATTACAGTACCTGCAGGATTATCAATAGGCTTTGAAGTGGGTTTTGTACAAGAAGGTACAGGATTAGTTACATTTGTTGCCTCAGGCACTACAATAAACACCGCTACAGGGCTTAAAATAAAAGGGCAAAACTATCAAGCTTTTCTTGAAAAGAAACTTTCATCAGAAACTTTTTATTTACTAGGTAATGTAATAGCATAACTATGAAAAATTTCAAAAGAAATATATACAGATTATCTGAGGAAATACCTGCTACTACGACTACTAGTACTACTAGTACAACTAGTACGACAACTGTACCACCTACAACAACCACAACTAGTACAACGACTACAACAACTAGTACTACAACTAGCACAACTACGGCTGCACCAGCTTCTATTTACATAGCAACAGGTACACCAATTTGTAGATCAACAGGAAATTGTAATGATAATGCAACATGTGGTATCATATTCCCAGTTAATATAACAGGAGCACCTGTTGGTTACTACGTAGAAGCATCTACAGTTGCATCTTCAGGAGCTACAGCAATGTATACACCAACACAAGTAGAGTATACAGAGACGAATGCATCTGGAACAGTTACTATAAGATTAGAGTTGTATGATTATTTTGGAGGTACAATGATTGCTCTTACTGAGCAAACAATAACTCACCAAGCATCATATCCATTTGTAATAGCTTGTTCAGGTAATACAACCACTACTACGACTAGTACAACAACAGCTGCACCTACGACTACTACAACTAGTACAACAACAGCTGCACCTACGACTACTACAACTAGTACAACAACAGCTGCACCTACGACTACTACAACTAGTACAACAACAACCACAGCTCCACCTGCACAATGCCTTGAGTACTTATTAGGCACAAATACAAATGGAGGAGCTAATTATACAGATTGTGGAGGAAACCCTCAATCAATTAGCATAGGAGGTACAAGCGGTTATGACTCTACAACGTTCTGTGCTTTAGACGGTACCGTAGTGACTAATGGTGATGCAACCTTGAATGTAACAGGAGTATGTCCAGAAGAGACTACAACTACAACAACTACAACAACTAGTACAACAACAGCTGCACCAAGCCAAGGAAACATAAGTGTTTATAACTTAAATTCTCCAGGTGCTAATGCATATTTGAACAATGTACAAGTAGATGGAACAGATATTATAGTACCACTAGGCACTTTCCCACTTTCACCAGGAGCATCAGCAATAGGTGTATATGCCGGAACATCTTTTTCTACAATAGTAGTATTCTCTTCTCATGGAGCAGATACTCCAGTAAGAGTATCAACATCTGCAGGATATAGCCAATGTCAAGTAAGCAGTGGTTATGTAGAGTTTACGGGAGTAGATTTATCTACAGATCCATCAATAAGTGTAACTCTTGATCAAGAAGGCTCAGGTTGTATTTAATAAATAAATAAATAAAAATGAAAGTACTAATATTTACCCCCTCACATTTCAAGAGGGGGGCAATGTTAAGATACACTTTACTAGATGTACTTAACCAAACATATAAAGATTTTACATTTGCACTAAGTCTTAAAATTGATGACTTTCAACAAGTTTTTAATAATGTATTGATAGATGATATAAAAGATCCAAGAGTAGTTTATACAGAGCAGATAAACCACAAAGTTTGCTTCACTCACTATAATGCTATGGACACTATAAAATCAGTACCTAATTATCAAGATTATGATTTATTCATAAAGATGGATGACGATGATATCTATAAAAAAGATTATATAAAAAACTTAGTAGACTTTTTTAAAAGTAACCCAGATGCAGACATTGCCTCTTCTAAAGTAGGAACACAGTTAAATGGGTTCACAGTTATAAAAAATAAGAGTGGTTATACTACCTTAGGAAGAATATCTAAAGAGGATAACTCACACATGCCTATGACTTTTGCCTTTACTAAAAAAGCATTAGATCAAATTATTAATTTGACAAGAAAAGAATTAGGAAATGATTGGGAAGATGTAGCTTGGAGAAAGGCATGGATGAAAGCTGGTCTTATTCACAAGGAAATAGACAATGCAGATCAAACTATTTGGAATGTGCATGGTAAAAATACCACTACTAATAATTATTTAATAAAAAGAAATTAATAGTTATGAGATACATATGTGCACAACCAGCCAGCAATTATTATACCTGGCAAGTAGAAGTACTTATAAACAACTTCAAAAAGCATGGGGTAAACCCTAATAAAATTGACATTCTTTGTGCAACACAAAATAATCACATACCACAAGATTGGATAAAACTACAACAGCATTATAACACAGTAAGATTCTTTTTCTATAATGATAGTAGGGCAGATAAGAGCTATGTACCATCAGTGTACTTCAACCTTATGAGCAGTCACATGAAAGCTCACCCAGAATTAAAAGAAGAGAGATTATTTTTACACGATAGTGATATAGTTTTTACAAGACCACCGGAAGTTCAATGGGTAGTAGATAAGAAAATATGGTACATGAGTGATACAAACTCATACATAAACTACGACTACATACAACAGAAAGGGAACGAGGTATACGAAAGCATGTGCGAAATAGTAGGTATAGATAAAACAATACCTAAGCTAATGAATAGTAATTCAGGAGGGGCACAGTATATAATAATTGGTGAGGGATATGAATTTTGGGAAAAAGTAGAAAAAGACAGTGTAGAACTATACAAATACTTTTGCAAACAAGAACCATTACATGTAAAAAAACACCCTGCTGATTACCCTATACAAAAGTGGACAGCCGGCATGTGGTCATTACTTTGGAACGCTTGGCTAAGTGGTCATGAGACAAAGGTAGATCCTAGACTTGACTTTGGATGGACCATACATGGTTTAGAGTCCATTGATAAATATTGGATATTACATAATGCAGGTGTTGGACCAGATCATAAAGATCTTTTTTACAAGGCCGCTTATATAAATAAACTACCTTACAAAGATAACTTACAAATAAGAGAGAATAGTGCTAGTATGTATTACTGGCAACAAGTACAAGAAGCCGCAAAGGTTTCTGTACTATAACGATAAGAGGTTTTTGGTTTTCCTCTTTTTTCTGTTGGGTGAGGGGGGGCTTCGGCCCCTCTTCTTTTTTAAAATCTTTAACTAATTTGGTAAACACAAAAAATTTTACTAATTTTGTAACCTTAAAACATATAAAAGTGACTAATTCAGAATTTACATCAAGAGTACTAAATGGACTAAATTCGTTATCTAAGGATGACAGGATTTCACGTAGATATATACTTCATGTTGGAAAACAAAAATCAACATTTTATATATCACAAAAGCTTAATGACAGGAGTTTATTTAGAGAAGATAACCTATATACAACACTAGATTGTTTTGAGCTAGAAAGAATAGAATCAGTAAAATGTGATATCATAGAGTTTAGAAAGTGTAACTCTATAATGAAGTCAAAAAAGAAACTACCTAAACTTATTTACAGCAGATACGGTAACACTCTTAAAGAGGTTACAACAGTTGACGATGTAAAAGAGTTTAAATCTACTACACCATCACAGTATAGAAGAGATAAAGCTAGGGTTTCTGGAACAGACTACATAAACTACTACGTAAAAGACGGCTATCTATACTTATTAGATACAGAAATACAAATTGTAAACTTATACCTACTTACAGTAGACCTAGACCAAATAGATGATGCATCAGCATGCAGCGAACCAGGATGTAAAAGCCTATGGGAATATGATTTTGTAGTCCCAGATAAGTTAGAAGAGCTAATAATATCAGAGACTGTAAAAGAAGTATCTATGAAAAAACAAGTAGCATTAGACGAAAACCCTAATTTAAACAATAACGAGAAGTAAGAATGAAGACACCTAGTAAACCTTTTACTAAGGAAGCCTTTAGATATATTTTTAGAAGCAGGGGTAGAAAGAAATCTCTTGGTGATCTTGGAAGCAGTTTCTCTTTAAGAGACTACAAAGCTTATCAATACTACAGAGATAACTCTAAACTTGCAAACCTAGAAGACGTAGAGAATTACATAGAGCACGGAAAGATAGTGTCTAAATTTTACGAGATAGTAGGTGAAAAAATAGCAGAGTCTTCAGGTGGAGTCTTTGTAGATGGTCTAGGGTATTTTGGGGTAATACAAGAAATGGATAATAAAAGCTCCCACAACCCAGTTGATGGATCAATAAAGCTAAATCCAAGGACAGACAATAAGATATATAACTTAGCCTTTGTACCTATCGAAACAGACAACATATTTAAACCGTGGGTATTTGATTATAGCTTTTCTAGGAAAGTTAAGAAAGCCTTGTCTATTAGCTTAAAGGCAGGTAAAAAATATACATTTAACGCATCTCTATTTTTTAATAAACTAAGAAAACAAGGTAACGACCTGTAATAAAAAATATAAGTAATGACTAGAAAGCAACTAATAGCAGAAATACTATCCGACTTAAGACAGTACGATGAATCAGGTCTTATTGATTATAGATCAGTAAATCTATGGATAAAAAGCGAGCTTAAGAGATTTGGTGCGAACATAACAACTCTTACAGAAAAAGTCTTAGAGGTAGAAGATGGTAAAGTAGATTTACCGGAAGACTTCTGGAGCTTACACTTAGCTGTAAAATGCACACAGGATAGCCACGAGTTTGAAAAAGGCACAAGACAAGACGTGCAAGATTCACAATACTACACACAAAGGATAGAGAATACCTATACTTGGGATAACTTGTCTGGTACACATAAGAAGACAGACTACAAAGAAATAATAGAAAAGAAATATTATAACAATACTGTTATAAACTTTAGATATACTAATCCAATTATACTAAAGCTTACAAAAGGTATAAAAAAAGAATACTGTAGCCCAGGCTGCAAAAACTTACAAAGTCAACTAACACACTCTGCAGAACATGAGATAAACATAGTTGGTAATAAGATACAAGCTAACTTCAAGAAGGGGTATATATACATGCAGTATAACGCAATACCATCAGATGAGACCGGTGATCTTTATATCCCAGATGTGGTAAGTTTACAGGAATACCTTATGTACTTTGTAAAAAGAAAGATACTAGAAAGTTTATGGATGAATGACGATGATGTCAACTTAATAAACAAACTTACGTATATAAAACAGCAAGAAAGAGAGTACTTTGGACTTGCAATGACACAAGTAAAATTTGAAGGTCTAGGAAGAAATTGGCAGGATAAGTTGAAGATGAAAATGATCCAAGAGACTAATAGATTTGAAAGAATGTTTCCTAATTTATAATAAAAACCATAATGGCACAACAACAGAATAAGAAAATAAATTTAAGTTCTGCTAAGACAGGAATGGTGAAGGATACTCATCCGTCACAATTAACAGATGCTCAATATACACATGCCTTAAATGCTAACATAGAAAGTGAATCTGGAGACAGTTTTAACCTAACGAATGAGAAATCTAACATACTTGCTTCTAAGTTTAAAGCAGGTTTTAAAGTTATAGGTTTTGAAAACGACATTGATTCTAACTCTACTTTTTTCTTTTTAACAAATCCCTCTACTGGCGTAGGGGAATTTGGCGTTATAGAGGATAACCAAAATACTAACGATATATCTGATATCCTGGTTGACTGCAAAGACTGTAATAAAGCAAACCAGTTGGCCGAGCCATTAGAGAACTTAGTTCAATTACCACTACAAACATACACAACATTACTTACAGATGCGGATGGATACTTAAACCCAACCACAAATATCTGCATGCCTTTTGTTAAAGGATCCGGCTTTAATTTTAGCGTAGATCATCCAATAAAAAAGATAGTTATAAAAAATGAGAAGTGTGGAAAAAATATCTACTTCTCAGATGACTACAATGTACCAAGACACATAAACATCACAGATTTATTAGACGGTAAGTACCATGACCAAAACGTACCTTGTAACGACAATGTTACAACCCCTTGTATAAACTATGATGAACTAAGAATCTTCAAACTTTTTAACATACCTAAAATTGAACCAGCTACTATAGAGTTAGGTGGTAGATTACCTATGGGTATGTACGAGTTCTTGATAGCTTACTCAGATGCAGCAGGTAATGAAATATCCCCATACTATTCTATAACAAACCCAATAGCGATATTTGATAAAAACAATAGAATACTAGAGCAAAAGAACTTAGCTGACAGAACGAACTTAGCTATAAGACTTGTTGTATCAGGATTAGATAAAAAGTACTCTCACTATAAAGTTGCTGTAATACAGACAGCTGACATTGAGGGGGCTTCTAGATACTTCATAGAGGGGATACACACAATTAATGACAACACTGTAGTTTATACTACTGAGCAAAATAAATTAGCTACAAGCTTTGATAAACTACTCATAGACCAACTAAATGTAGAAAGATCAGAAGGACTTACAGCATCAAATAATATACTGTTTCAATACGGTATAACTCAAAAGAAAGAGATAAACTTACAACCAGTAATGAACTTACTTGGTGAGTTTATGCAATGGCAAACACACATTGCACCAGAAAGCCTATATGAAAATGGAGTACTAAGCTCTAAATTCTTAGGTTATAATAGAGATGAAGTAGTACCATTTTCAATACGATTTTTATTAGATGGTGGATATGAGACATCTATATTTCCATTGATAAGCAGAAAAATGTTATTGTTTGAAGACGAGCTAGTAGTAAATGAAGCTGGAGTCGGCATAAACGATGATATAGAATCTATAATAAAAAACAAGCAAGAGTGTAATACAGTAAATAGAAACAAAAGATGGCAGTTTTATAACACAGCCTTTTTGGATGATAGTACTGTATGCGAAGGAAATGATAGTATAGAAACAGTAGTAGTTACGGAACCTATTACAAAAACTTGCATTGTAGAAGAGGTAGAAACAGTAGCATCAGGTACGATAAGCATCGAACTTGATAACGAAGACTATATAGACTTAGCTCAATACATAGAAGATAATAAAGGCAATTGTCCATCAGAATTTATAGGTACAGACATATGTGCAGCTTTAGGAGCAGATTACTCTGCTGTAGAGTGCGACATTGATCCGTTTTTAGATATGGATTGCAGCGATATTACAGTTGTTCCAGAAATAGTTATAGGAGATATAACCAATGAAGTAACAGAGAAAATAGAGAAAATATTCCCTTCAAACTACGTAGTGGCTAGAGCACCAAAAAATTGTAATGTATACCCAAATAACGACTCAACTCAACCGGCACAGGATCCAAACAACATATTGGGCTATCAGCCAGGACAGCAAGATCAACCACTAACTGTATATGTAAGGGATTCAGATTTTGAAAATGAAGATTGTGCATATGCAACAGAGATAGTTAACTATACAAATACTTCAGATAATCTAAATTTAGGAGCAGTTAATAATTATTATGTAGCATCTTCACAAAACTCCTTACTGACTAGTAAAACACCTGCAGCTTCTGGTATATCTGGAAACTTCTTAAATAAGATACACAAAGGTGGGCTATGGTTTAAGGGGGATACTGAAGGTAAAAGTAAGTTTATAGTTGACATAAGTAAACAAAAAGTTACAGCATATACAGACGACTTAAATTCAGGGTCACAAGTAAGGGTTTCTATATTCAAAAGTTGCTCAGATGCAACAGCTATATACTCAAAGATAGTAGATCTATCTTCTGGGGAGATGTTGCTTTTTGAAAAAGACGGAACAACTTTAAAAATAAAAGATTCATCAGGCACAGCTATACCACCTATACCTAATGGCTGGCCTTCAAATAAAAAATACTTTGTAGTAGTAGATGCACCTATCACAACTAGATCTATAGATACAGATCCAGACATGCTTATTACAACACTAGAAACTGTATACCTAGTTACCCCAACAAAGAGTTGCTACACAGTTACAAAAAGAGATATAGAGTTTAGCAGAATAGATGTATCTTGGGACGCTATAAGAATAGATAAAAAATTAGTATACCAAGCAACTTGTAACTTTAATCAACCAATAGTACAAAGTTGTAAAGCAATACCATTTAAAAAAGGTAATTTTGCGTACTGGGAAAGTGAAGAAACTTATCCAGACAATCCTGAGTTGTATGACTCAAGAAGTTTATCAATACCTCAAAACTTTATACCAGTTGATTTAAGAAGTGAGTTTGAGGACGCTTTTGTAAAAAGTATAGCTAATGGTAAATACATACTAAATGATAATGCAAACTTTACTTGTGCCAATATAAGACACTTTAAGTTTCCAGATAATCAATTAGTACCTTTTATGTCAAATGCTCAACAGAGTCCATTTGGTAGTAGTATTATTTATCCACTAGGTATAACTATAAATGAAGAACTAATAAATTCATTCTTAGATATAGCAGTGTTTAATGGCTTGCTTACACAAGAGGATAGAAATAAGATATCTGGATACGAAATATTTAGAGGGGATATCTCTCTAGATAGAAGTGTAGTAGCCTCAGGGTTGTTATACGATATGAGAAAGTACAAGGAGAACAACACTAAAACAGTGTACTACCCTAACTACCCTTTTAATAGTTACCAGAATGATGTAATGAACCTAGATGAAGACTTATCTTCAGAAAATGGTGTTACATTTGGACAATCAAATAGAAACTACACATTTCATTCACCAGAAACAGATTACTACAGACAAGGACTACCTTCAGAATTAAGTATTCAAGGTTACATGTTTGGTAATTCTAGAGGGCACTTTGATGAAGTACAAGGACACCCTAAGTGGGTTATCTTATCAGATAAAGCAAGAAACCTTGCAGATGTACTTGCAGGACTACAAGTTACAGCAGAGGCGGTAATAAAAACTGCAGAAATAGCAGCAGCAGGATCTGGAAGTTATGCTTTTGGTTGGTGGGCTTTTGGTGGAATGACAAATGGTGGTGGAGCTACTCAAAATATAGTTGGAGGAGCTATAGCAACAGCAGCAACTATAGCAGCAGCTATTCTTGAAACAGCCACAGCTATAGTGTTCAAATTTGGACAATATAGATATGAATGGTTAAAAATATTTAGAGATTTTGGAAGCCCACATAATTTTGCTTACTACTACTATGCAGATGGATTCTACAACTACATACAAAATTCACAAGAAGTAGGTAATAAGATAAGAGGATTACATGTAACTAAATACCTAAAGGATGGTAGATTTGTAACTACAAATGAAGTTACAGGAGAGCGATTAAATATCAATAACATTGATAGAGAAAACTCTGTACTAGTATCTTTTGGAGACATGCCAATATCTTACCCAAACAGTGGTTACAAAACTTATGACAAAGGATCAGATGCTAGTATAACGTACCAATCACAAGCAGGATATAATACTATTGGTCGTAGCCCAGAAGTGGTAAAGAATATTGCTTCTCCTTATGCAGCTATAAAAAACTATTTGCCTACACAGTACGGTACAATAAGTTCTATCAAATGGTTATCTACAGGTTTTAGAGGAGATTTAAGAAATGCCTCTACAGGATGTCTATCTATTTTTGGAGGAGATACTTATATATCTAGACATACTCTTAAAAGAAAGATGCCGTTGTTTTTAGTAACTGCAATGAAACAAGCAGATTTAACACCTTATAACTATTTCTTTTATAGTAACATAGGTAAAAATCCTAAATTCTATTGTAGCTATGAGCAAAACAAAGATTTCTCAAGCGGTGGAAAAGCTTTCCCAGATATTGTTAGTGATTATGTGTTTGACAACCTTGCAGACTCAGGTAACTATATAGTACCACCTTCAAAGTTCTACTTATACTACTATGGTATAACAAACTTTTTAGCAGAGACTAGAATAAACACAAACTACAGATACGGAGGAAAAGAACTAAATAGAAACTTTTACCCACTAGTAGGAGACTTAGGAGCATGGACACAAGAAGAGTCAGTATCTATTAGAGAGCCTAATGTATTTTTGTACAACACAGAGTACTCAAAACAGATATCGCTTACTAGAAGAAGAACATTGTCAGACACTTACGAAAGAGCTTTTAACGAGTGTACACAAGATATGCCAAATGGTATTATTGCAAGTTTACCGGATAGTACTGAGAATTCTCTATACGATCCTTGGTTAATATATAGACCATTAGATATTTTTGAATTTCCTTCAAACTATGGTAAACTAAAAGATATCATTGATATAGAAGGACAAGCAATACTTGCTAGATTTGCAAATACAGCAGTACTATACAACAAAGTAGATAGTAAAGTAGATGACGGGTCAAACCCTACACTTTCTTTATTGGGGGGTAACTCTTTCTTTCAAAGAAGATCTACATCTTTCCATAACACTAGATTAGGATATGGTGGTACACAAAATGCTACGTTTATATCTAATGAGTACGGACATTTCTATGCGGATGCACAGAGAGGACAGGTATTAATGGTACCATCTAATGGAGAAGGTATGGTAGAAATATCTTCTATGGCAGGTGACAAACAAAGTGGAATGAGAAACTGGTTTAAAGAGCACTTACCATTTAAGATACTAAACCACTTACCTAATGTAGATATAGACAACCCTTATAACGGAGTTGGTCTTACAATGGGTTGGGATAGTAGATATAGAAGAGTGTTCTTGACTAAGAAAGACTACATACCTAAAAATGATTGTATACAATATATTGAAGGTCAAGGTTTTGTAATAGACGACACTGTTTGTAATGGTGAACCAGCAACAATCTCTTGCCCAGCAGGTTATACATTAGTCGGGAATGTTTGTCAGAGAAATTCTGAAACTGTTAACCTTTGTCCAGACGGATGGGAATATGATTCAGAAAATAAGACATGTGTATTAATAGAGACTGTAGAAGCAGAGTGTATATGTGCAGCAAATGTAGAGGTAAGTCCTCAAACAATATGTAGTGGAGATACTACAAGCGTAGCACTTACAAGCACAGAACCAGGAGTAAGTTTCTCATGGACAGCTTCAGCTTCTGGAGTAACAGGAGCATCATCTGGATCAGGCCTAGCAATAGCACAAACATTATCAGGAGCAGGTACTGTAACATATACAGTAACACCTTTTGAAATAGTTAGCGGATGTCAAGGAGTACCTGTACAAGTAATAGTTACAGTGAATGCACAACCAAACATAATAGTTACACCTACTTCCCCACAAGGAATAGAAAGTGGAGATACAACTAATATAGCGATAAGCAGCAGTTTGTCTGGAACAACATTCTCATGGACTGTCTCACAAACAACAGGTATAACAGGAGCTACAGCAGGTACAGGTAACTCAATAACAGATACAATATCTGCTACAGAAGCAGGTTCAGCAACGTATACTATAACAGCTACTGCACCTAATGGATGTACAAATGTAACAACCTTTATAGTAGAAGTAACACCACCTATAACAGCTTGTTTAAATAGCTTTATGATAGATGTGGAAACACTTGATGGAGGATGTTCAGGACACTCTTGTAGCCATGCTACATTTAAACTTATTGCAAATGGTGTAGACTTAGGGTTTGCATATTTGTCTAACACTGGAGGACCATCTGACATGGGTGATGCAGGAAGTGTACCAAACTTAAATATAAACCCAGCTACAGGATTGCCTGGAAGTAATGGAAATAGATATAACAGGTTTACACTTACACCTACACAAGTTACAGCATTATTAGCTACAACTACAACTGGTGATGTATCTTTCTCACTAAATTGTGATCAAACAACTGGATGGAATAATTATGGTGGAGTAACCGGTGCATGTCATACAAGTGCAGCGAATATGAAAATTTATGTAGGGGGAAGTACAACACCAATATATAACAATTGTCCAAACGGTAATTCTATAACAATAAATGTCTGTACTGGTCAAATAGTATAGTAATAAAAAAATATAAAAATGAATTGTAATTGTCCAAGTGAAGATTATGTAATGTCTACAGTAGACGGTATAGTAATATGTACAAAAACAACAGTGTTAAGTGAAATAGAGTGTCCACCAGGATGTGCATTAGTTGTACATCCTGATGGCAATGCTCATTGCAACTGTGTAGAAACAGTGCCTGTAATAGTAACTAATTCAATTGTACCAATAGAGATAACGCCTGAAAACTTTGAAGATGTTTCTTGGACTGTGGCTTTCTCGCCTGTACTTGGTTCTTGGATGAGTTTTTACAGCTTTAAGCCTAACTATTACATTAGCCACAACAACTATTTCCAAACCGGTATAAATGATTCATCAGATGTATCTGAATTTGGTTTATGGTCACACTTACTTACAAACAAATCTTATCAAGTATTCTACGGTAAAAAACAACCTTTTATGATAGAATACCCTATAAAAGAAGAGTTTGCAACTAAGACTTTAAACAATGTCCAAATATGGACAGAGGCTAAAAGGTACCACAATGATTATGACTATGCTACTAGTATAGGATTAACATTTAATAAGTCTATGATCTACAATAATATAGTATGTTCAGGTAATCTAAACTTAATACCGGAGAAAACAAAAACAGCTAACTCTAAGAACTATCCTAAGACTAATATAAACAATACTCAGGATATTATGATAACTAACCCAGATGGTTTTAAATGGAACTATGATTATTTCTATAACAGGGTAAAAAGCAATACTAGCAATATACCATTTTTATTACAAGATAAGAATCAAATAGAAAAATTTGTAAACACAACATCAGTTAGTTTTAAAGGAAAAGCTTTACTAGAAAGAATGGTAGGAGACTGGTTTTTAAATAGACTTACTTACGACAAAGATAGTAGATATAGCTTAGCTTTAAAGTTCACTATTAATGAGTCAGAAATTTAACTAATTTTGTAAATTCAATAAATTTTCTTAATTTTGCCCCTTAATACAATTAGGGGGCATAACTTTTTTACAATATGGCAGACAATATAACTAGGCCGGGTAATGTTAGTGATCAGCAGTGGGTAAAAGCACAACAACTATACAATACAGCTAAAAATAGAGGGGATAGATATCCAGAGCTAACTGTAGCACAAGCTGCGTTAGAGACAGGCTGGTTTAAAAGCCCTGCTGGAAAATATAATTACTTTGGACAAAAGGCTTCAAGTAGCCAACAAGGTTCTTTAAAATCAACCACAGAGGTTTCTGGGGGGTCTTCCTATAGAACAAAGGCAAAGTTTAGAGATTATAATACATTAGATGAAGCAGTAGATGATAGGATAAAAAAATGGGGTAGTAAATATAAAAATGCAAACACTGTAGACGAAGCAATAAGCAGTATTTGGAGATACAACCCAAAAACAAGATCTGGAGAAGGTTATGCAACAGATGATCAATACGGACAAAAACTAAAAAGCATTCTTGGTTCTATGGGGGTTAGTACTTCAGACCAAGGTAATTTAGGAGGAGCAAGATTTCAAGGATATGATATGCCAGACTATGGTGTAAATACAAATGTAAACTTAAACACAAATACAGGAGAATACACAACAGCTCCAGAATACCAAGAATCTGCTAAAAACACAGAAGCCCAAGCAGCAAAAGAGGAACTTTTACAAAAACAAAACGAAAAAGATTTCCTAGCTGAAATACAAGCTTCACAACAGCAGCAACAAGAACAACAACAAGATCCAGGCATTGATCAATCATACTACCAAATGCCAGGTATAGCTTTACCAGAATACCAACAAATAGCCGCAGAACAAGCACAGAGTCAAAGCCAATTTCAATTCCAAGTAGGAGGAAAAAAGGTATCAGATGAACAGCAATGGACTATAGATTATATACAATCACCAAAATACAGAGAGAGACTAAAGAACAGTGGGTATAAGGATGTAGATAAAGAGATACAAACTAGGCTTAGCAATGTAAAAAATACAGGAGTAAGCAACTTAAAGAAGGGGCTATGGGAAAACCTAAAAGAGTTTAGATTACCGCCTGAATCAGGTAGCCAATTTAACTACAAAGAAGTTCTAATAGATTACCCAAGTGATCTTGAATATACAAATAAAACTTACCCAGAACTTACTCCACCTACAAGAAGTGAGATAGTAACTCACGAAATTGGTCATGGAGAAACTTCTTATGGAGGGGCAGATAAACTAAGACTTAACGATTACGATAAGAGAAACTTAGAAAAAAGAGCTCGTAATGTGGGTTGGATAAATGACCATGACAAAGAGGCAGACGAAAATAAGTCTGATATAAATGCTTTTAGATACCAGTTAAAAAAACAAGGTATATATGATGCAGGTAAAGAAGAGTTTACAAAAGAGCATCTTAAAAAAGCAAAAGAAACTTTTACAAAAGGCAGATTAGGAAGAAACTACTCAGACAAGAGTTTGATATGGTTAATGAATAACATTGCACAGAATGATGATGTAAATGAGGAAGAGATAGCTTATGCACAAAATGGTATGACATTCTTTCCACAAGTGAATACACCTTTTGGTGCACAAAATTACCAAAGTCAGTTTCTACCACAACCTACTCAAAAACCAAGTGCTACAAGTAAACCAGCCCCAAAAGTAGTTAGAAAGCCTTCTAAATATGAGTCTTTATTTGAGACAGATAACTCAAAAAAGCTAGATACTAGAGATTTAGTGATGCCTAAGTTCAATGGAATAAGAGAAGGCTCAGGGAATACTTCACAATTAATACTAAATCAACAACAAGAACAAAATAAAAAACTAGTTAAAGAAGCTTTTAAAAAAGAAGAAGAATCAAAAGCAGCTAAAGAGCTAAACGATTTCAGAAAAGAAGTCTCTTCAAAAGCTATACTAGAAGACACTATAGAAAATAATGAAGTATCTTTGGATATGAATAACTATAGAACAGAAAAAGATGTAATAAAGCTTCAAAAGATGCTTACTGATAAAGGTTATAACTTAAACCCACAAGGTAAATTTACAAACAACGGTATAGACGGTAAGTTAGGTAAAGTTACAAGAGAAGCAATGATAAAGTATAACCAACACAACAGTGAGCCAGGTTATGCTAGTATAAAAGAAGGAACTGGATTTATAGGAAATTGTCAAGAAGGGCAATGTTCTGAATACATGCAAAATGAGATCTTCAGAAATGTACAACCTAATCTTAAAAGAGAGGACTGGAACAAAAAAACAGGACTCTACGGTAATGCATGGGATATTGGAGGCAATATTGTAAAAGCAGGGGGTAGTAAAGTAGAACCAAAAGCGGTAAAGGCAGGAGATGTAGTAACGATGTTTACCGGTGGTAGAAGTGATTATCAAGGAGAGGCTAATGCTGCAGGAACTGGAACTACACACACAGGATTGATAGACAAAGTTAACCCAGATGGAAGCTACTACATACTACACAACGTACATGATAAGAATAGATGGACAGGAGAGTTTGAAGGAAGAGAGTACAGAGATTTAGTAAAAGATGGAAAGATAGTTTCAGGAGGGCTTAAAAGAGGCTTTGAAGTTAGAAATGCATTTAGGCCAGATTATAAAGAGGTACAGTTAGGGGAAAAGAAAATCTTAAGAAATGATTTAAACTTAACTATTGATCCTAAAAAGTCTAGCTTACTATCATCTAAAGAATATGATAATAACTTTACTTCAGCAAATGCTAAGACTAAGTTAGAAAAGAACTTTATAAAGCCTTTGAATGACACTAGAAACAAAAGCGTAATAGCTAAAGTTTTTAGTCTTGGAGATGATGAATACCAATCACTAGCTAAAGTTACATTAGGTATACTAGGTCAAGAAACAAGTTTTGGAACAAATGCTAAATACACTACAGGTACAAAACAACTTGGTGCAGGATTAGCAAAGCTTGTAGGATATAAGCCAGATGAAGTATCAAAAGGTGCAGGTAGACTTAAGTATGAGACTAATTTTGGAGCAGATGATCTTACAGAGTTGGGTATTACACAAGACAACTTTGATGACGAAGATAAAGCACCATTAACCACTATGTATAAGTTAGCAACAGACTACAAGGGGTTTTTGAAAAAAGGTTATAATAAAAAAGATGCAATGTATAGAGCTATAACAGTTTACAATGTTTCTTTAAACCATATATCACAAGGTAAAAAAGTGGAAGACTGGGCAAAGAACTATGATGTAGACTATACAAACAAAGTATTAAACTACTCAAGCATGTTCGATGTAAAATCCGGTAAAAAATCTTATAAGACAGCAACCGATGAATTACTTCTTCATCCAAATGTATACAAGTGGAGAGGAAAACTAAAAAAAGAAAATAAATTATAAAATACTATGAGAAAGTACAAAAAAATGTCTAAGCTTATAAACAATACAGGATATACACCAGGAGCCGCTTCTGAAAGCAATCCTATTAACTATATACCTAGTGAAGACATAACAATGAGAGATACACCATATCCATTGTATGGTCAACCTTTAGACCAATTTGGAAATGCAATTGCTCCACCAACTTACATGGAGCCAGGGCAAGAGTACAAATTTGGAGGGGCAAGCTATGTAGCTGAGGTACCTGTATATAAAGATGGCGGACAAAAAAGTGCTTGGATAAGTGATAAAATAGCTGTGCTTATGGGAGAGGGTAGACCTCAAAAACAAGCTATAGCAATAGCCTACTCTATGTGGGAACAAAAGCATGAAATGGGAGGGACACAACTTCCTATGATGCAAGATGGGAATGAGTACTTCTCAAACAACCAAGTAGGGTTTGTAGAAGGTTTTGGAAACCCAGGTTACCAAGCACCACAAAAACAACCTACATTTAATTTTACACCAAAACAATTTCCAACAAGTATAGACTTTAACACAAAAGTAGATTCTAGTAAATATGGTTTAGGACAATCTCCAAACTATGTTAATCCACTATCTACAGAGTCACTTACGGCAGGTAAAGACTGGGCAGCAAAAAACCCATTACCGGCAGGTGTTAAACAACCTATGGCAACTAGTATAGGATTTGAACCAATGTCAGCTACAGAGCTTTCAAAAGGAGTTCAAAATGCTCAAGTGACGGATGATGGAGGAGCTGCAGCAAGAAAAACAGCAACAACTGGTATTACTCAATTCTATAACCCTTACGGAGATGTAGGAATGGGAGATGCCTTGGCATTTAGTGGAGAGCAGTTTGCAAAAGGTAATACAGGACTTGGTATAGTAGGTGCTGCATCTGGTGTACTTCAAGGTGCAAAAGCTTTCTTATCAGGTATGGGTGCTCAAAAGAGACAAAACCAAGTTATGAAAACTTATGCCGAAGAGCAAAGAAAAGGCATGACAGGAGAAGGCCGAGAAGTTGCAATGGAATACGGTGGTTATTATCAAAATGGTGGTATGGATAAGTCTAATTATGAAGAAGAAATCAATGCAGAAATGGACAATAGCTATCCAGAAGTAGCAGCACAAAACAATCCAGTTTTTGCAAATCAAAATACGGAAGCCCCAGTAGTAGCAGAAGAGAAAGCAAGTTCAAACTTTGATGCAAATTCTGCAAGAGATAACTGGGTACAAAAAACAGGATTACCTTGGTCAGAGGCTAAAAGACTAGGTTATACAGACGGAACAGCAAAAGATAACATAAAACTTTTATCAGAGCTTAAAGACCCTAGGTTTAAAGCAGAAAACTTAAGAAAGGCACCAGTTACAAGAAAGGCAGTAAATACCACTAAGCAGGAAGTTACTGTTGATAAAACTGCACCAAAAGCACCGGCAGTAGTTAACAAAAAGAAAAGCAACTATGTAGATCCATATAAAGGGATGTACGAAGATGAAGAAGGAGATATTAGAAATGCTAAAGGAGTTATGGTTGGTTTAGATGGACAGCCATTAAACTGGTTTGAAAGAAACTTCTCAGACCAAGGTGTTATACCACCTATGGATAAGAATGGTAGAAGAATGGCAAAACCTGGTTATGGTGCATCTACTGAAGATTGGAATGCATGGCATAATGCTAGATATGAAAACAAAAAAGCACAAGAAGCTCAAGAGCTTAGAGCAGCACAACTAAAAAGAAAACAGATAGAGGATACTTGGGGAACACCTAAGTATGGCCAATTCCAACTTTTCCAAGAAGGGGGTGTACAATCTCCAATGGAAGAAGGACAAGAAGGTGCTATGAGTAATCCTCAGGAAGAGCAAGGAGAGGTTCCACAACAAGCAGGTGGTGATCAAATGCAAGCTATAGCACAAGAAGTTGCAGGAATGTTACAACAAGGAGCAGACCCACAAGAAGTACTTCAACAATTAGTACAAGCAGGTATTCCAGAGGACCAAGCTATGCAAATCATACAAATGGTTATGGAGCAAATGCAAGGAAGTCAGCCACAAGCAACACCACAATTAGGTAGAGGCGGAGAGATGATGAAACGTGCTGATGGAAGCTACTCCAAGAGAGGCCTTTGGGATAACATTAGAGATAATGCAGGTTCTGGAAGAAAGCCAACTAAGGAGATGTTAGATCAAGAAGCTAAAATAAAAGCTAATAAAAAAGAAATGGGCGGTTATATGTATGCCGAAGGAGGTATAAACAACCCAGGCTTCAAAGCTTTGCCTGAACATGTACAGGACAAAATTATGTCTAACATGTATCAAGAGGGTGGATCACAAGAAGCCGGTTCTATGGAAGAGGTAATGAGTCAAGTAGGGGAAATGTTAAACCAAGGGGCTGACCCTCAAGAAGTTTTACAGATGCTTGTAGATTCAGGAATACCAGAACAAGAAGCTATTCAGATAATAGAAGCTGTAATGCAACAATCTGAACAAGCTCCACAAATGAGAGACGGTGGAATACCACAAAGGTATAAAACTATGGGCTTCAATAAAGTAGGGGCTAAAAAACAATCAACTCGACCAGGAAAAAAATGGATGGTCTTAGCTAAAAAAGGAGACCAGTATAAAGTAGTACACGGTGGAGATGATAGCATGAAGGATTTCTCTCAACATGGATCAGAAGATAGAAAAGAAAACTTCTGGAACAGAATGGGTGGAAGAGACTCAGCTAAAGCTAACGATCCTTTCAGTCCATTATACTGGCATAAGAAGTTTGGTACTTGGCAAGAAGGCGGAGAAATGATGGATGAACAAGTAGAGGGAGAAAATGAAGGTGCGGAAGGAGAAACTCCAAACCAAGAAGGTATAGAAAGCCAAGTTGAACAAGCTTTAAAACAAGGAGCTGACCCACAAGAAATCTTACAACAACTTGTACAAATGGGTATGCCAGAACAAGAGGCAATACAAATGATACAAGAGATCATGCAAGAAATTCAAAATGGGGAAACAGGCCAAGAAGCTCCAGAACAAGAGCAGCCAATGATGAAAGATGGTGGTGAATACTTAGAAGCCTTAAAAGGTAAAAAGATAAAAAACTACACTTATAATAAAAACACAGGAAACTATGATGTCGAAATCGAATAAAATATCAATACCTAAAGAGATTTTTGAAAACATTTTCTTTGCAGAAGGCGGTGAAAAAAAGGATTTGTTCAAGGCACTTACTGGAGAATACCAGTTTGCCTTGAGCGAAAAAAATCCTATAGGAGAACCAAATGCAGAGATAGAAGGTGGAGAATACCTTTTTGACTCTCAAGGGATAAGAAAGGCAGAAGGTAAGACCCATGAAAAAGGGGGTATGCCAGTTAAGCTAGAAGACGGTACAAAGATTCTTAGTGACCACCTTAAAATAGGTGCAGAGATTGCTAAAAAAGTAAACAAAGATTTAGGTATTCCAGCTAGAGCTACAGATACCTATGCAAAAGTATTAGATAGATACAACAGTACATCAGGATTAGACAGAGCAAATGCTAAGCTTGAAGACTTGATGGGTATGATGAAAGATCAAAAAACAAGAGTTAAAGATAAAAAAACCTCTAACTTGAATGTTGATTATATATCAAAGCAGTTGTATAGTGAGAATCAAAAGAAGAAACCTATGGAAAAAGAAAGGGAGAAACTTTTTGATATCATTTTTCAAATACAAGAAGAGAGCAAAAGAAAAGCTGAAGCCCCAGAATACAAAATGGAAGAGGGTGGAATAGTTTCTATAGCAAATAAATACGGTATAAGCGAAGAAAGAGCAGCAGAGTTGCTAGGTTTACCAAAATACCAAAATGGAGACTATGTAAAAGGGGATCTTAACCTTGATGGAGAAGTAGATGAAAAAGACAAGTACTATGACAGATACAAAGATCTTTATAACCAAAATAAAGAACTTATTGTAAACTCATCAGGTAGACAAGACTTTACTAAGGCACCAAGAACTGTAAATACACTACCTTATACTCCAAGAGAGGTAAGTACAAACCCTATCTGGAAAGGTACTAATTATACGAAAGCTTGGCAACCATTAGTTAGAACTAGTATGTCTGATCCAGACAAAGCGGCCAAGATTGATAAGTGGTTAACTGAAAACAAAGATAGCTACTCTCCTAATATACAAGCTCAATTAAAAGGTTTGACTGGCGAGGCTAGAATGAAAAGAATAGAGCAGTTAGCAACGGATGAAAAACCAGGACCTTTTCATAATGCTTTATTACAAGCAATGGTAGCAGTTAATGAAGAAGAAACTCCTAAAGAGACACCAGTTGAAGAAACTCCTAAAGAGGGGCCAGCAAAACTTGATTTAAACAAGGAGAATGAAATGGCTATTCTAGGATTACCTCAGAGGATTTACCAAACACCTACATTACAGCCATCATTAAAGGTAGCAACTAGGTTAAATAGAATAGAGCCTAACTACATATCTCCAACACAAAGTATAATGGAGACAGATAGAGCAGTAGTATCAGCAAATCAGAACATGGCAGGTATGTCAGATGCACAGAGAGCAGCAGCTAATATAGGTCTTATAGCAAACCAAGGTTCAGCAAATAACAAAGCTATAGTAGAGGCAAACAGGTTCAACAACCAAGCACAAAATACAGCAGATATCTATAACGCCAAGATTGGAGATACAGAACAGCTATACGAAAATCAGAATGCGTTAAACTACGAAGCTAGAACACTTAAAGGATTAGCTAATTATGAAAATGATTGGCAGAACCTTAGAAACACAAGGTTTAATGATCAATTAAATAATTTTAAGACAACGGAGATGTACAATTATAACAACGCTGCAAATCCACAAATACAGTTTAGAGGAGTTAACCGAGGATATGATGTAAACTATGATCCAGATTTTGGCAAAGTACATAAGCCAGAAACAGATAACTTAACTAAACCGTTTAGCTTAAGCGATGTAAGTGATGAAGTTATTGGACAAGAGTACATAAATAGAGCAGCTAAAATAGAAGCTGATAAAAAAGAAGCTGAGAAAAAAGCTAAAGAAACCAAACCTGCAAAAAAATTCGGAGGTAGGTTCAAAAAAAAATAATTTAATTAATTTGCACAAAACAAATAAAAGTTGTACTTTTGCATAAATTATAAAGATAAAAATGGCAAACGCATATTCAACACCTATAAATTACGGACAAACTATTCCTACAACTGACTTAGCTCAGTATGCAGGTGCCATACAGCGTGGTATGCAGCAAAAGTTTGATATAAACTTGGCTAAAATAGATGACCTTATTTCAAAAGTAGCCACTGTGCCTTTAGCAAGAGATAAAGATAAGAAGTACCTTGGGGAAAAACTCCAAGTTTTACTTTCTATGGTAGATGCTAACTCAAAAGTAGACTTATCAGATAATGTAGTAGCTAGACAAATATCATCTTATGTGGCTTCAGCTATTGACTCAAATGTTAGAGAGCAATTAGCTAATTCACAAAAGATATCATCTTACCAACAAACAGCAGCACAAAGAAAAAAAGACAAACCTGAGTTGTATAATGATGCAAACTATGCCTATGGTTTAGATAAATCAGGCTATGCAGCATATATGAAGGGGGATACAGACAGTCTTGGAAGCATGCAGTATATTGACTATCATGATATTGACACTAACCTTAATAAGAAGTTAGAGAGTTTTGCAAAAGAAAGAGGCTTTGAGAAAGTTATGGACTCTAGTGTAGAAGGCGGTTACATATACAAAACTGTAAAAGGTAAAGAGCTAACACAAGATGAAGTAAGTAATTTTTTCAACACTACAGTAGCATCAGATCCAAAATTGAAACAGCAGTTTATGATAAATGCTCATTATAATTACAGAGGATTATCAGACGATGCTATCATAAAAGACTATAAAGAAAAAGCAGATCCTATTTTTAAAGAGTTTGATACAAAAATTGGCGATATAGAAGGTAGACTTAAGAATGTAAATCCGGATGATAAAGCTACAGCAGATTACTTGCATAGACAAAAATCTGAATTGCAAAAGCAAAAAGATGATTTTAACTCTCAGCTAGATCCTAAAAATTTCAATAGGGACTCTTTCTTATATAGCCAGTACACAAATAGTCTTAAGAGTTCTTATATGAAGACTTATGCTTATTCAGCAGTTACTGACATAAAGTATGATGACTTTTTATTAGATATAGCAAAAGCAAAAGGTGAACTATCTGCAGATGGAACCCCTACAGGAACAGGTACAGATGCTTCAGGATTACCTGGAGGAACATTATTCCAGAGGGATATGGTAGCTACAAATAAAGATGAGCAACCAGACTACATGACAGATTTTAATAGCCAAAGAACAGGTTCTTGGAAAGAACTACAAGGTGTTATAAAATCACAACTTATAAAAGACGGAAAAGGCACAACAGCTACAGACATAACAAATTACTATTTAGGATTAAAGAAAGCCTCAAAAGAGGGTATAGACCTAAATGCACAAGGCTATAACTCAGAGCTACTTTCTGCTTATGGAAAAGTTGAAAATTTAAATAAAACAGCTTACCAACTAACAAAAGTAGCTAAGGAAAATTACGGTAAATCAACAAATGATATCTTAACAGGATTGTTTGGAGGTAAATCAAAAGACCTTTCTGTTGAAGGATTAGCAACTACAGCACCAGTAACAGCAGGATTACTTAAGAAATATAAAAGTGCATCTCAAATACCTAAAAAAGAAAAAGCTATAGCTTTATATGAAATAGCTAAGAACATTAAGGAAAATGTGCTTGATGAAGATAAAGATAAAGCAAATATGGACTTCTATCTTCAGGCATTAAAAAGAGAGAATAACATATCAGACAAAGAGCTAGAAAAAGTAAAACCTAAAGATACAGGTAGCGGATGGTCAGGTTTAGGTAACATGATAGTAGGTGCAGGACAAACTCTTTGGAACAGTACTGTAGCACCAGCATTATCAACATTGTCAAATTTTACAGACGCAACTGGGGAAGACTATATGAAAGCTGTAGAGGAAGATGATGCAGGTAGATCAAGAGGTGTAGATAAAGCAGCTTCTGGAGCTAAACAGTTTTGGGGGTCATTATCTAGATCTTTTACACAAGATGCAGATTTATCAGAAATTGAATCTGGGGATATAAAGCTTGGAAAGTATCAAGGTGTTACAGATTTAATAACAGACACTAAAGCTAGTGTAAGTTCTAGATTTGAACAAATACTTGCAAAAGGTAAAGCTAACCTACAAAAAGAATCTTCTATTGTACTTAGCCCAGCTAATAAGAGAGACAAACCTTACTTAGATGCAATAAACTCAGCAATCGTAGCACAAGGGGGAACTCCAGTACAAGATGGTTTTGTAAATATAAAATCTATAAAAGATGGAATTGCTACAATAAGCTATACTTCAGAGGATATGGTAGAAACAAAGTCAGGGGGTACAAAGAAACAAAATGTACCAGGAGTAGAAATACAAGTGCCTGTAAATAACTTACCACAGAATTTAATAAAGAACTTACAAACCTCTTTATCAGATTGGACTTATTCTGCTAGTAACCCTACTAAAATGGAAGTATCAATGGCTTACTCTCCACCTAGTAACTTAGAGTCTAGATATGAATTAGCACAAAAGTATGTACAGAATAATAGTGCATACATGTCACCAGAAGAAATAAAGAATATACAAATGACAGGCTTTTCTGCGATAAAAACAAAAGAAGAGTTGCAAAAAGAAGCCGATAAAAAATTACCTAGAGAGTACGCCTCAGATTTCAGCAGTAAATACCTAAACAGTAAATACTCAGTTAAGTGGGAAAGACCAGAAGGTGGTGGAGGTTTTGTAGGGTACTTAGTAAAAGACGGTACAAAAGTAGAACAAGTTCCACCATTAGGTACAGATTATAATCCTCATGTGTATAGTTTATATACTATGAAAGTAATTAATCAATATTTAGAAAACCAAATTACAGAGTATAGAAGAAACGCTATGTACTCAAATAATTAAAAAATTGCTATGCAAGAAGATAAATTATTAGATTTTAAAAACCAAGAGATTGGCTTTTTAGTAGAGGATATAAGAGATAAGAATAGAGAAAAAGCATTATCAGTAGTAGCACCTATTGATGATGCTTTAGCTAATCTTGGAGCAATGGGCAAGTTGCCAAAACAAGCTCCAGGAACTTCTTTAGATTCTATGATAGCCTCTGCTACAAACAAACCAAAAATGGTAGACTACTCAAACGTAAAGTATGAGGATGTTTATAGTAAATATAGTGATGGGACTTTTACTCCGAGATACGACCAGTACTCTACAGTAAACCTTGATCAGGAAGAGGTTGCAGCAAGCAGACAATCTTCTGGGGATATTTGGGCAAATGCATTACCTAAATTTACAGGTAAGCTATTGACAAATACTATAGGCCAATTAGGTGGAATCTTCTATGGCATAGGAGCAGCAGTTAATACAGGTAGTATGCAGTCTATATATGACAACTCCTTTATGGATGCAGTCAATGACGCAAATACCTTTATGGATAACAAGCTTCCAACATATAAATCAAAAGCAGACAGAGAAGCAACAGGATTAGATTATTTGACTAAGCAAACAACTTGGGCAGATGATTTCTTGAATGGTACAGCCTTTTTTGGAGGAGCTATATTATCTGAGGCTGCTATAGAGTGGGCTACAGGTGGTGCGGCATCAAGTACAGCATTAGCTAGATGGGGAGCTAAGTTAGAACAACTACCAGGATTTGCTAAGACTTTGAATGCAGCTAGAAAGGCTTCTAACCCTGCATCTAAAGCTTTTGCAACAGGTAAATTATCCACAGGACTAGCTACAAATTTAGGTAAGACAGGTGAATTACTTCATACAATAAGATTTACAGCAACAAGTGCCGGATACGAATCTGCATTTGAGGCTAATGCTTATATGAAAGAATCTGAAGCTAATTACTACAATTCTTTCCAAGAAGCTAATGGTAGAATGCCTACAGCAGAAGAAGAAATGGATTTCAGAAGAAACCTAAAGACATCTGCTGATGGATTATTTGGCTTCAATATGGCGATAGTTGGATCATCTAACTTAGCTATAATGGGAAAATGGTTTGACGTAAAAAGCCCCCTAACAGCACCAAGCAAATGGGCCAACTCTAAATTATTTGGGGTAGGTTACAAAAAAGTAGGTGATGAAGTAGTAGAGATAACAGGTAACAAACTTCAAAAAGCTTTAGGTAAAAGCTACGGCTTTGCTAAACCTATGTTTGTTGAAGGTGTCTGGGAAGAGGGTATGCAATCTGTTGGTACTAATACTGCCAGTAATTGGGTACAAGCTAAATACGATCCAAAATATACAAAAAATACATATGACTTAGTAGACTCTTTTTCAGACGGACTTGCCGAAACTTACGGTACAGCAGAAGGTTGGAAAGAGATACAAATGGGTATGCTTATTGGTTTATTAGGTGGAGCTGCAGGTAACAAGTACAGCACTGGGAAATTTAACCCAGAGTACTCACAAGCAGTAGCTAAAAATAAACTTACTGTAGATACCATGAATGCCTATTCTGGTAAAAGAGTTGCTGAAACTATGGCTTATGCAAACCGTGTACAAAGTGCAAACGAGGCATCAGAACAAGCACAAGCAGCAGGAGATTTTACAGGGTCAGAATTAGCAAGACAATCAGCAGCTTTAGCTCAATTAAACTTTGCATACAACCTTGACTACATGGATGATGCAATGGAGAATACTATAACATCTATCAGAAACATAGATAATCAGTCTTTGATGACTGAGTATGGTGTAGATGAGAAATCTGCAGAAGACATGAAAGCAAAAATGATCGAGGAGTACAAAGGTACTGCAGAATCATACAAAAAGAATAGAGACTTTGCTGAGTACTTCATAGGTAATAAATTATCTTCAGAAGAAAAAGCATTGTTACAAAAACATGATGTAAACTCTTTAAAAGAAGCTTTAGCTTACGAGCTTACATTAGGTGAAAAAGCAGATAAATTTTCTAAAGATATCTTACAAGCTATCAAAGAAAAAGTTGGTACAACAGTGGCAGGGCAAGAGGTTTCTGATGCTATGACTATAGATGATGTACTGACTAAAGCCGGAAAACAAACAAAAAAAGAAGGTGAAAGAAAAGTATCTGAAATAACAAAGCTTAAAGCAAAAGTTACAGCCTTAGAAGAAGAGTACAAAAAAGTACAAAACACTTTTTATAACTCAGTTTCAGAAGAAGAGAAAAAGACATTGCTAGGAAAACTAGACAGCATAACTTCTCAAAAGCAAGAGGCAGAAACTAAAAGAGCTGAATTAGCAAAAGAATACGAAGCATTGTTTACTGCTGCTAAAATGAAAAACCCTTTCAGTAAGGACGGATCTAGTATTGTTATAACAGCAGCAAAACTTGATGTTTTAAGAGAACAAGCAGGAAATGTTAAATCAATAATTTCAGAATACCAAAAAGCTAACCCACAAGAGTCAGCTCAGTTAGAGAAGTTAGTTGAAGAGTATGGTAGATCATTGGATGCATTCCAAAAGTATGCAGATTTAGCTAGACAAATAACTGACCCTAGCTTAGGGTTAAGAGGTAAAAGAAACTTTATTTCTGAGATAAAAAGAGACAAGTCTCCTAATGAAGTGACTGTTGAAATGCTTGAGACACTTTCTGGACGTATGGCACAAGCTACAGAGCAAGTAACTCAAGCCACAATAGAGGGTAATGAAAGAGTAAAATCGGCAGTAGAAGAAGCAGAAGCTAAGAAAAAAGGAGCTACTATAGATAAACCTACAGCAGAACAAAAGCTAAACAAAAAGCAGAAAGAGATTGATAAAGTAAACGAAGAGTATAACTCTGAACCAATAGGTTCAAAAGCTATAACAGATACTATATCAAAACTAGCAGAGGATAACTACCTATTTACACATGTTACAAGTGAGCAAGAAGCTAAGAACATATTAGCTAATGGGTTTACTGTAAGTTTAGGTAAAGGTATCTCTAGCACTCTTACACAGTTAGGCTTAGATGGTGCAATGGCCCAAATAGACAGCCTTATAAATGGGGAGATAGTACACAGAGATCTAAATAATGATAGTGTAGCTATTGTAGCTGTGCCTAAGTCGGCTATTGATGCCACAGAAGGTAACACTATTTCAGATAAATTTGAAAATTGGTTAGTAGAAAATAATCACATAAACGAAAAAGGTGATCTAGCTATACCTAAGGAATTAAATGCCGGGTATCTTAGTGAGAGAAGCAAATTTGTATTAAGCAATACAGAAGCTTCAGAAAAAGAAAAACAAGCTAAATTAGAGGCTATTGAGAAAAAGTATGAGCCTAAATCCAAAGAAGAGACAGTAGCTAAGCTTAGAGCTCAAGAGAAAAAAGAATTAGCAGAAGCTATCCCTAACATAAACGATTACAAAGTAAACGGGAAAGTAGACAAGGATAAGATAACTAATGCAGAAGATAAGGCTAAGTTTGAAGAGATCTATGCTAAATACGACAAGCTTATTACCCCTTTATTGGAGGAAGCTAAAAAGCCAGAAGTACAACAAGCAAAGAAATCAATAAGACAGACTGTTACAGACATGATCAAAAACAGTCCATATCTTTTAGAATACTATGGGCAAGATGCTGTTCCACAAACACCAACTTCTGATGAAATTGAAGAGTTTTATGAACTAGCAGCTAAAGCTATAGATGATCCTAAGATTGATACTGATCTTATTGCATTTAAGAACCCTTACAACTCTAAGAGATTTACTCCAACAACAAGACCATCTTTAACTAAGGCAGAGGTAATAAGATTACAAGAGCTTAATAATAAAATGGCAGATTGGCAATTATTAGAGGGAGTAGCAAATGACTCAGGGATATCTATAAAAGATATGTTGTTACAAGATATAGCAACTAATCAATTCGTAGAGCCTAAGATAAACAGTGAGCTTACAGAAACAGAGCTTATAAACATATCTGAAAGAGAGCCAAAAGAAACTGACGAAGGAGAGGGAATAAGAAATGAAGAGGTATTACAGGTATATCAAAACGTAGTTATAAAAAGAAACAAGTTTGGCACCACAATATCTCACTTAACACTTCCAGGATTGATTTCAAGAATGGATGTAGCTGATACCGTAGCTTATGTAGAAACAGAGGTTGTAGACAAAAAGGTAAAAACTGTACCTAATACAGCCAAAGATATCTCAGTTGCACAAGTAGCTGCTAACGTTAAGCCAGGGGCTAATTTTGTTGTAACATTTAAAGACGGAGCAACAGCTACAATAATTGTAGATAGAAGTGGAAGCTTAGTTATAAAGAAAGAGTCAGAAGTAAACAAAGTACTAGAAGAATCTGGTATGAGCTATATAGAGAACTCTTTTACAAAAGACTCAGGTTTCTCTCCGGTATACAGTAATGACACTGGTGAGATGATGCTTACAGATTTTAAAGACTCTAGCGAATACTCTCCTATGGAACTTTACAATATGGTTCCAGGAGATACAGTGACTTTCACACTTGATTTAACTAATGACTACAATCAAAAGATAATTCAAGATTATATGGATGCTGTACAAGAGTTTTCAGATAAAGGCGGATTACCAGAAGTTGATGGAAAGATATCTCCAGAACTACTTAAGATAGAAAAAGACCTAGCTGATCAATTAAAGATCAATGTAACGGACATCAAAGGTAGAAAACTTGGAGACTTGAAGGCTAACTATGACACAAACAATAGTCCAGAGTTTTTATTACTTAGAGAAGAAGCTTTAAATATTGTTAAGAGTAAAGGTGCAGGTACCATAGTAGATATAGATTTACAACTATCAAAAGAGAGTTTTGTAAAACATGTTTTCTTAGGTATGCCTAACTTTAACATAGAAGAAGGAGCTATAAAATACTTTGAAATATCACCTAAAGCTGTTGTTGACTACGGATACGTACAGGATGGTAAAGTGGTACTAAAAGGCAACACTAAGAATGTAAGACAAGACTATGTGAAAAACTCGCTTAAGAAAGAAGGTTTGCCAGTAGTTGTGTTCAGTCAAGGTAAGTATCTTGTTGCTTTCCCTATGCAGTTGAAAGAAACGGCATCAAATATGGGGGATGTAGCAGCCGACAATTTAGCATCAGCTAAAAATTTAGGAGTTGGAGTGTTAGAGTTTAACAAGACTTTAGCAGAAAATGGATTATCACCAGCTACATACAATTTGTATTACTTAAGTGGAGACAACCAAAGCTTATCAGATATGAATGGAAAAGCTTCTGAAAGTTTACTCAAAGCCATAGATGACCTAAACAAGGTAAAACAAACAGTAGATGTATCTACATGGATGTTACCAGAGCATAGCAAAGAGAACTTAGTAAATGAGGCATCTTTAGCTATAGACATTGAAAATAACCCCCTATCTTCACCTAAGCCAATAATAAACTTAGATAGAATGGTAGATTTTACTAGAGATTGGTACTCTGAGTTACAAGCTACAGGGTCACTATCAGATGAAAAAGCTGCTGAAATAGCTAATAAGATCTTAAACAGAGAACCTATTACAGTTAAAGAGAACGAAGCATCTGATCATCCATTAGTACAAGAGTATATTGATGAGCAGTTAAGCCTAAATCAAGATCAGCAATCTGATATAGATGACGCTAAGAACGAAGAATGTTAATAAAAAAAGTTAACAAATTTGGTTTTTACAAAAAAAAGTACTAATTTTGCATAAAAATAAACTAAGAAGAATGAGCTTAAAGTGTAGAATTTATAAAGATGAAAATGGGGAGATTGATTTTGTTGAAACTGCCAATGGTAGTAGAAGTAAATTATTTGATACATTAGTAGATATAACAGGCGGTAATAAAAACACCGCCTTAAATCTTTATGCCTTGACAGAAGTTGAGGATTTTAAAGACATTGCAGCGGCCAAAGTAAACTCTATTAAGAATAGAGTAAAAGGTTTAGCAAAAAAAGACAGTTTATCTAATAGTGTTATAGCTCAATATAATAAACTAGAAGACGGATCCACTCCAAAAGACATTACAGCTAATATAATAGAGAAACTATCTAACACAGGTTTATCTAATAGTGTTGCAATGCTTAACGGGGCACAAATTGCAAGCAAACTAAGAGAGTTTGGTAGAGAGAATGTATCAGAGAATACTGCAGGGTTTGTACACAAAGGAAATGTGTATTTAAACTCAGATATTATGGACTTAGATACACCTATCCATGAGTTTGGCCATATCTATTTAGACTGGTTAAAAACTAATAAGCCTGAACTTTACGAGGCAGGGGCAGCTTTAGTAATTAAGAATAAACAAGAGGCTAAGTCTTATGTAAACTATGTTAAACAAAATCAACCTAATCTAGTAGAGGGTACTGAGGAGTTTAACAATGAGGTGCTTTCACAAGTTATAGGGGACCAAGGAGCAAAGCTTATCAACTCTAAAGTTAGAGGTAGCTTAAAACAATGGTTAAACGATTTATTTGAGGCTATCAAAAATGTACTAGGGCTTTCAGACTATACAGCTAAACAGATTTCTTCTATGACATTAGGAGAGTTTGGTAAAGCTGCTGCTACAGACCTATTAACAAAGAAGTTTGAAGGAAGCAGAGACTTTACAGACTCAGACAGCATTATGCTATCTGTACTTTCTGACTATAGAGACAATACTAGATTTAAGTTCTCAGATCTTATTTATCCAGACGTTGTTTTTAAAGATGTATCTAGCAAAGCAGAAACAAAAGTAGCAGTAGATTTCTACAAAAAGATTGTTAGTAAATTCAACAAAACTTTCGACAGAGATTTAAAACTAACCTCATCGAATACAGCAGAAGACTTCACAGTAACAGTTGAGTATGAAACAGGGCTTAAACCAAAGTACTTTGCATACCCAACAGCGACTATGGGAGAGCATGCTACAGTGGATAACATAGACAAAAATGTACCTTTAACAAGTCTTAGACATGAATTGATACATGAGATGCTTGTTAAGAATATTACAGATAAGTTTGAAAGAATAAACAACCTTGATAATAGTGCTAACATAGTATCTATAGAGGAGGTACAAAGAAATAGAGCATACAACTACACATTAGAAGATGTGTTCTTTGAAAGAGTTGTAGAGAATGTAGAGAGAAACCCGGACAACAAAGATACTTTTGAAGTTTCTACTTTTGGTACAGACATCATAAACAGAGTTAAGAAAGAATTAGAAGGGGCTGAGATCACAAAAGACAATGTGATAAGCACTTTAGAAGAACTTTTTGATGGAAGTAACCCATGGTTAAAGTCTACAGTACTTGATATTTTTGAGAATAAAGTAGACTATTCTGTAGAGGACCTTTCTCAACTAAACGAAGAAGTAGGAATAATGTTCAAACAAAGGTTTGATCTTTCTAGAGATATCTTTAGTAAAGAACTACAAAGTAAAATATTTGACTTTGCTACTTTTTTCAACGAAGAGTATTCAGGGGTTCTTACTAGATTGAATAAAATAGAAAAAAGAAATAAACTTACTAGGGTAGTTCCTGGTAATACATTATTTGTAGAGAGTTTGCCGGCTGCTACAACTATAGCAAATGCTTACAAGAGGGATATGGGGATACCTTTATCAGAGACTCGTAAGATAGAAATGCTAGACATAGACAACAGCAAAAAAATAGCTCAAGAATTTGAGAGCATGGTAGACGAAAGAGGTAACCTAAGCTCTGAAACAAAAGAGGCTTACGATGCTTTAATAACAGAAACTTTAGCACAGTATGAAAAGATACTAGACTATGGTTATGTTATGGAGATCAATAATGATGAGCCCTATTCAAGTTCTAAAGAGATGATAGAAGACCTACGTGATAACAAACGTATGAAAGTATTTTCTACAGAGTCAGGATTTGGAGTAGGGGGAATAACAGCTGCTGAAAAAGCAAGTGACCCTAGACTTGAAACTACAAAGTTTACAGATGTAAATGGATACCCTTTATTATTTAATGACGTATTCAGATTTGTACATGACTTTTTTGGACACGCTAAATTAGGAAATGGATTTGGTGCGATAGGTGAAGAGAATGCTTGGAATGTACATTACGAGATGTACTCTCCAAAAGCTAAGAGAGCGATGACAACTGAGACAAGAGGTCAAAATTCTTGGGTTAATTTCTCAGGAGTTAATGATGAAGCTTTTGCTCTTAGAGATCAAGCTAGAAAGCTTAGAAAAGAGGGTAAATTGGAAGAAGCAAATGCTATCACTAGTCAAGTATACGATATGATGAAGTTTGCAGATCAAAAGCTAGGTCTTATGCCTATGTGGGTATCAAAAGCAAACTACACATCTCTAGAAGATAGAAGATCAATAGAAGTTGATGGAAGCAAGATATTCTTCAGAAACCAAATCAACCCTATAACAGGGGAAGCTACAGGTAAAGTAGAGATGGAGTTGATAGAGACACCAGTAGAGCTAAGAGGCCAAGGTAAAGCAAGAGAGACGTTCAAAACAGCTTTAAGATATACAGACTCTTTAGGAAAAGATACAGTCTTAACAATAGCAAGTAGAGATAAATTTACTACAGATGCCGGACTAGAGAGATTCTATTCATCATTAGGTTACTCTAAGACATCGGACTTTGAAATGGAGAGAAAGGCTAAGCCAGTTCTTCCTGCAAGCTATGATGATAATGGAGAGCCTGGAGTTAAGGATTTGATGGAGTACATAAACTCTACTAGCACATCTGAAAAGTTATCAATAGAAGATCAAATTGTTTCAAGAAATGTAGCATTATCTATGGGGGCAAAATCTTCTGATGAACTTATTTCAAACCTAGAGAAAGCTATACTAAAAAATGGAATGTTTGTTTTTGATAAAGGATCTCTTCAAAAAAGTGGAGTGTTTAATAAGTATGAAGCTACTAAAATAGCAAACTCATTGCCTTTACAAAGAAGCATAAAAAATGCATTTTTACAATTAAAAAATACAGAGCCTTTTACACTAGAGTACGATGAAAATTTTATCACTACTATAGGTTCACAACTTAATATTTTTGGTAAGCAGGAAGCTATGAACCCGTTTGTAGCAGAAGCAGAATTAGCTACAGATATTGCAGGAATTAGCGAGGAAGAAGTTGCAGATTACTTACTACCAGAACTTGGAGAGAAGTACTTAAGCAACCCAAAATTCAAAGAGGCTGTAAACAATATAGCTCTGAATAACAAGCTTACAAATGTAAAGGTAGTAAAAGACGGATTGCTAGAGGACAAAACAGTAGAAATAGAAGAGACTATAGCTAACACATTAATAGACACTGAGAACCAGGAATTAGCCGAAAATATAAGGTTTATAAATGAGGATATTTCAGAAGAAGTTTGGGACGAAAATCCAAACCTAGTTGTAAGAGTCTTGGAGGCTATAAAGAAAGATGCTATTAATAGTGGTATAGACTTAAAGGATATTTCAACCAGAGTTCTTAGCAATAGTAGAGAGGACATTTTATATTTATTAGAAACTGTTGAAAACCTATTACAAGATGGTTTAACAGAACCTAACGTAAGAGAGTTCTCAGTAGCTTATAAAAAGTTCTTTGAGTTAGATACTATAGAGACCCAAGTAATAAAGACAGACAGTGAATTTGATGTAGTAGTTGAGGCGAATATGTCTGAGTACGAATTATTCAAAAACTTTGGTTTAGTTAAAAAGCAGGGGGATATCTACAGACAGACAGAAGAGCAATCACTAGAAGATCTATACGAAGCAATTCTTGAATATCCAGAGGTAATACCATCAGATATCACAACAGTAGAAGATCTGAAATCTTTTGTAGAAAAAGATATTACAAACTTAGAAGTTTCTGACTATGAAGTAGATCCAGATATGTTAGCTAAGATGTACTTATACAAAAGGTATTTTGGATTCCCTATTAAAGCTAGGGAGATACAGGTTTCTACAGAAGGCTTAAACAAAGTTACATCTAGCCCTGAGTACTTAGTTACAGAATTTGTAAAAGAGTTCAACAAGTGGGTCCTAGAGACAGAGAATAAGTACTTCAAGGTAACAGAAAAAGGTATAGAGTTAACAGAAAAAGACCCTTTATCAAAAGAGGAGGCTATCTTAACTGTACCAGAAGAGTTCTTGAAAGATCTCTCAGAGTATGATGCATTATCAAAAAACCTTAATTTAGGTATAGAGTCAAAAGAACTAGTTTTTGAAGACTACGATAGTCAATCACAACAAAGAGACTTCTTTGCTAATAACCCAAGCCTTGCTAAAAAGTTATCAGGAGATTACTTATACATAGAAGACGGTGTACTAGCTGCTAAGAATGAAACTGAGACTTTTGTAAGAACACCACAGGGGGTTTTTGAAATGATATACGAAGCAGGGAACGTTAAGTTTTACAACAAACTGCCATCTATGGATGCAAATTTTAAATTGATCGGTTTAGAAAAACCTTTATCGGATGTCAATTTTAATAAGTATCAGTATCTAGAGAATTCACCAAGTGAGTTTAAGGTGGCTAAAAACTACTATACTAAACAAGAGTTGAAACAAATAGACGATGAATATTTCAACTGTCAATAATAAGAAAAGGCTGCTGAAAAGTAGCCTTAACTTTTTTAATGTATTTGGATATCACAAATAAAAACCTTAATTTTGCATTATAATAATAAAAAATATGAGCTGTACGATTAAATATAATGAGAATGGTAGTATAAAAAACGTTCTTGACCTAGAAGGTAACGAAAGTAGACTATTCAAGCAGATAGCTAGACTACCACATGTTGGAGGTTTAGAAGAAGCTTTGTCTATTTTTAAGAATGTTTATTCAGAAAAAATAAATGAGCAAAATCCTATCTCTTTCTTATCAGATAAAGGAGCCAAATTAGAGTCTTTCAAAGAGGCTTTAGCTGACTCTTCCGGAGGAAATATAGAAATAGGTATAGATACAGATGCAGGTTTCAAAACCTTATTATCTGTGTCATCTAACACAAACCCAGCAACTTACGAAGGGTTCATAAACAACTTGATAAAAAGCGATATTTTATCAGATGAAAAGATTATTGAAGACGGGCTGACTTACCACAAGGCAGCAGGTAACCATGCACCGTTACAAATAGCGAATGAGCAGATTATAAAAGAGGAGGCCAAAACCAATCTAAATAGAAAAAACTTTAAGATCTATAAAGACGGTAGAATTGAACTTATCAACAAGAAGAATACCATAGAAGTAAATGGTAAAGACATGCCTGTTGAAGAGTTGAGAACTATGTCTTTGAGAGAGTTAGAAAAATCTATGAGTAAAGAGGATGCTTTGGAGCTGATTATCAACAATGCAGTCTCTGAGGCACTACCTTCTGGAGTAAGTTCAGAAACTATGACAGCTACAGAAGAAGCTCTTAAACTTAACTTATTGGATTTACTAAACGGTATGGGAGTTAAAGTAACTTCTATCGCTAGCTACGTTAGTAACTACAACACAAGAAACGGTGTAGATCCATCGGCCAGAGCCCTTTTAGATGTAGCTGAACAAGTTATAGCTTTTAAGGACGGTCTTATTTCTATAGACTCTCTTACAGAAGAGACTTCACACTTTATTGTAGAGACTTGGGATGATGCAGAAATTGAAAACTTACTAAGAAATATACACAAAACTAGTTCTTATGTAGAGTTCTCTCAATCATACAGAGAGTTATACACAAGAGAAAATCCAGGTATGTCTGCTGAACAAGTAGAGAACTTGGTTAGAAGAGAGCTATTAGGTAAGGAATTAGCAAAAGCTATACAAGAAAGATTTAATACAGAGGGTAAAACAGAAACCCAAAAAAGCATAGTAGGAAGACTTTTTGAATTATTAAGAAAGTTTTTTGACTCAGTGGTTGCAAACGATACATTCTATTCAGACTTAGAGGCATTAACATTGAAAGTGGAGGACTTGCTGTTAACAAAGGATGTGAATAAGTATTTGAACTTAGATAAAGCTAAGACTAAGACTTTTAGAATGTATCAGCAACAAGCTAGTGGTAATGTAGTTATAGATACCAAAAATGCTATTGTTAAGAAATTAGTAAAGTCTTTATTAGAACAAGAAAAAAGTCTTAGAAAAGCAGGTAGAGGATCTAGTGCAGGTATTCAAATGTTAAATGAGACTCTAGAAAAAGCTATTACAAAAAGCTCAATACTAGACCTTGTAGCCTTGGCAAAAAGACAAGCAGACTACGTTTCAACGGCTATCGAAACTTCAAAAAAGAGAGGGGAAACTTTATCAAATGAAGAAGGTATAGTACTTAAAGGTTTGACAGAACAAATTGTACCTATTTTATCTAGGTTATCAGCTTTAGCTAAAGAGGATACAGATTTGGCAGACATCTTAACAGACATTGAAGCAGTAAGCACAAAAGTTTTAGCTGTAACCGGAGCCGCTAAGAATGTACAGAATGATGTACTTGATAGAATTATAGACCGTTTAATGGTTAGACATAGATTAGACGAAGATGTAAGGGATAAATTAAAAGATGCAGTACTTGTTGCTACAAGAGATACACAAATGTTGTATGCTGTTTTTGGTCAAATTACCCACGCACACGATCCATTACTAAACATATTAGGTAGTGTTATTGCTGATATGACACTTGATGCAGAACACAGTTATTTAAAAAGAGCTAAGGAGTTTCAAGCAAAAATACGTGAGCTTGGTTTTACAGAGTCTGACTTGCCTAAACTTATGGACAAAGATGGTTACATCCTGAGTGCATACGATTTTACAGCTTTTGAAGAGGATGTATTGAACTTAAAACTAGAGGCTTATAAAAAGTATTCTGGTACAACTATGTCTGATGAGGCTATTAAGAAAGGTATAAAAGAATACAACTTACCAAAAATTGAAGATGAAGATGCAGAAAAAGCTTATACAAAAGAAGTTAATGATGCAGTTAATTCTAAGATAGAAAGAAGCTTTACTGAGGAATACTACCAAGGAAGAGAAGATAAATACAATAGATTAGGTATAAGTGAGGCTACAAAAACACACCTTAAATTATTGTCTGTAGACTTAGGTAGCCTTATGTCTAGAGTAAAGAATGAAAAAGGATTACCTAGATATACAGCTCAAAATAAATATGAGTTAGATGCAATAAACTTGAAAAGAAAGGCCTTAAAGTCTTTACATGATAGTTTGGGGGATCTAAAAACTGGTATAAGACCGGTAGACTCACCATCAAGTACTTCAATAGAAGTGAATGGATCATATTTTGAACTTAGACCTAATGCAAACGAAGAGTCTAGAATAGCTTTTGAACTAAACAAATTAGATCAAGCGTTCTTAGCTGAGAAGCAAGAAGAGGCACGACAAGCAGGAGGCCAAAAAATAGATGTAGAGAAACTTGCACCTAAATTTTTGGAAGAGTTAAACAGAATTGAAAAAGAAGAGGGAAGAGAAGCAGCAGTAGAATTCTTTACATTGAATTCAAGCATAGGTTTTTCTAACGACTTCTGGAACAACTTTGATAACTCTGAAAGTATGATGACTTTCTTAGACTCATACAGTCAAAGACCAGATGCAGAAGAAGTTTGGTCTGATAAAATAAAAGCATACAAAGAGTTTCTAGATAACAGAAAAGCTATATTAAAGCAATACCAAGACTCTAGAAACTATACTAACACTATGGCTGAAGAGATGTCTGATCAACAAAGAGCCAAGGTTATTGAGTTGTCAGAAGACATAGACAGAATATCTTCAGAGCTTTACACAATATTCAAGAATAATGTAGAGCAGGATTCAGAAAGAACGGTAATAGCAGAGTCTACACCAAACCAAGCTTACTATCAAGCTCTAGAAGATGGTAGAATTACAAAGCCAGAGGCTAAGTATGAGTTTGCATTGAAAAACATGACTGTAGACAACATTAAGAAAGCTAGACAATTTGCAGATGCTTTAGATGATGCAGTTAGAGGAAGAAGGGTATCTGAGAGTCATAGAAACTTAATACTAAGAACAGTAGGTATTAATGACCTATCTGAGTTGAATGAAGATGACATAATAACAGCAAAATTAAAGTATGCAGAGTCTAAATTGGCACCTTACTATAAGTCTTTTGCACCTCTTGGATTAGAGAGCTTTTACAACTCTTTGAAAAATGGTACACAAGATGTCTCTACTTTAGTTAAACAACTAAATGAAAGAACAGACATAAAAGTAAGTAACAATTTTTCTTACTACGAGATGGGGGAGATTAAATTCAAAAACCCTAACTATAAAGAAGATTTCGAGGGTGGTTCTAAGCAACCAAAACTTGATCAATATCTTAACAAAGAGTTTGTAAGATTGTTCAACCCTATCCTAGATAGCAATAACAATCCTATCTTAGATAGCAATGGTAAAATACAAGCTACTAGCAACCAGAAATTATTTGCTTTGTACGATGAGTACATAGAGTTTCAAAAAGAGAGTTTAAGATCTTACGGTGAATTAGGGACACACAATTTATACCTAGCTCCACAAGTATCGAAAACTAGTCTTGAAAAAACTAACGATTTGCTGAAAGGTAAAAAAGGTACGATAAAAGAATGGTGGAGAGATATTGTTAGATTTAGAGTAGACGAACAAGCCTTTGGAGAGGAGTTGGATGGGGAAGCATTAGCAAAGACTGCTGATATGAGAATCGTACCAAAGTACTTCTTAAAGAAACTAGAAGAGCCTACAGATGTATCTACGGATCTTTTTTACAGTTCTATGTTACTAGCTCAACAATCACAATTATATAAGGCTAGAAAAGAGAGATACTCTGAGTTTGCTACCCTTAATGATTTAGCTTTAAACAGAGCTTATCCTGAAGGTAAAGCAGCTACATCTACAAATACTTACAAGATGTTTCAATCTTACTACGACCATAATTTATTTGGGGTAAAAGAAAAGAGAAACTGGCGAGTAAATGTACCAGTACTAGGACAGATAGATGTAACAAAAGTTGTGAATGTATTACACGGATGGATCCGAAATAACTCTTTGGCATTGAACTTTGTTGTACCAGTTACTTCATGGGCTACAGCTGAAGCCTCTCTTCTTATAGAGAAGTATGTAGGACAGTACGTAGATAAAAATTCAGTTAGCTTAGCAGGGAAAGAGTTTTTAAAAATATCTTACCCGGCCATAAAAGAGAACTTAGAGATTGATTCTAAATCAAGGCTTTCTATGTTGGGAGAACACTTCAACATATTTGAACTGAGCAATAGATTTGAAAACTCTATGTATGCAAAAGCACCAAGAGTACTTGCAAAATCCATGTATATTTTACATACCGCAGGTAACTTTGTGCCACTATCAAAAGCAATGTTGTCACAGTTATATGGTCACAGAGTATATGAGGGAGGATTAGCAGATTTCAAACAGTTTGAAAAGTTGTACAAAAGGTCTAACCCATCTGCTACTATAAAGGATGTAAAAAATCAATGGGAGCTTCTTGCTGATAAATCTTTTTATAACTACTTAATAACAGATGAGGCTTCAGTGTCTTATGATTATGACAGATTAGCAGAAGATATGAATAGAGTTAACGATGACAAGTTCAAAGAAGACTTTAGAAACATGGAGTTAGGAGTAGCTAATAAACTTAAGAAAGTTGTAGAGAGAATAGATGGTATGATTACCAACGAAGAAAGAACGAGTATGCAAAGAGACGTTCTTGGAAGATTTGCAATGACACATAAAGGTTGGTTAGCAATTTCTGCAGCAAACAGGTTTAAAAGAAGACACTTAAATCTACAGACAGGACAAATGGAAGAGGGTACTTACTACTCTTTATATAATTTTGTTGTAGAGAACTTCAACAACGGTTTGAAAAAAGGTGGTATGAAAGCCGCTTTAGCTGAGTTAAAGGATCAGTACGTTAATGGAGACGAAGTACAAAGAGAAAATATTAGAAGAATCCTTGTTGACTTTAACTTCCTTACATTATTGTTCTTGCTAACATTAGGGTTAGGGCACTGGGCAGATGATGAAGAAGATATGTGGGCAGCTCAATTCTCAGCTTATATGTTAGAGAGGGTTACCACAGAGACATCTTCTACTCAACTAGGTGTTTTTGGAGAGTTTTATGCTTCTGTAAAAGAACCTCTAGTAGGGGTTCAAAAGTTAGAGAACTTATTTAAGGTTACTCAAGCATTTGATACAGACGTAGTAAAAAGTGGTAGATTTTCAGGGATGACAAATCAACAAGTTTATTTCTTAAAGAATGTTGTTGGAGCAAAACCTACATTTGATATCTGGAACGCAGGTAATTTGAACTCTTTGAGAGAGACATACGATTACTTTAATAAAGATGAAGCTCTTATACCAGTGGCTTACCTTATAGATGAAGATGATCTTAAGCCAGGTGGATGGGCAGCAGAATATTAAGCATTAAAAAACCCTACTAGATTAATTTCTGGTAGGGTTTGTTTTTACAATAAACTAAAATAAATGTGTTAGTCTGGCAATCTGGCCATGCAATGGGTGATGAATGTAACCTTCAATCGCCTTAGGGGCATGTTGATATTGGTTTCTGTGATGCCATGAATCTGTCCCTGAAGGACTTCTTAAAGCCTCTACACATACGCTCATATAATCTTTACTGATCTTGTGATGAAAGTGGTGGATATAAATATATCTATGTTTACAAGAACCCCAATCCGGACTTTCGTGAGCCATAGTTAATGGAAGATTATCCATTTTACCACCATCTCCATGCGTTGTACCGATTAAGTTAGATCCGTATCTATAATACTTTCTGTGAGCGATAGAACAATCAAAAGTAATATTCTTACAGTCTTTGAAGTAAGTTTGGATAACATCAGCCAAAAAGAACCCATGAGTATAATCATGGTTACTAGGGTTGAATACAAAATGTACATCTGCAACTTTAATAAGCCTAGTCAAGATCTCAATATAAAGTTCTTTTGCAATTAAAAAGTTGGTATACCACATACCATCAGTATCTTGATCAGTACCTGAAGTAGTGGTTCTCTTAGGTGTGTCAATATGCAAAATATCATTACCTCCAACAAACAAAATCTTATCAATCCTAAAACCCTTGGCTTTATTAAGAAGACCTTCAACACCTTCACGAACTCTTTGTACTGCAATCTGGTTATCATAATCTTCCCCTGTTTCAAAGCTTGTAGCTAATTTTCCAATATGAACATCTGCAGGATCTATTACAAATAAATGCTCATCATCTAATTTTACATCATCTGTATCAACTCTACGTATTGTTTTAGGTTTGTTAGGAATATTTGCGATATCCTCTAATAATTTTTTGTGGAATGCTTCTGCATACCCTCCATCAACTTGGTTAGATGCTATATTATAATAGGCACCTTTACCAGTATGAGTTACTAACTTATAAGTACGCACATCTTCAAAAGGAATACCGTAGAAACTACAGTACTCTTTTATGTTCATTATTGTGCCATCAGGCTTCAAGGCAGAAAGAGAAGATACTTTTTCATACTGATTTGTTTCTGTGTCTGTATTGTTCTCTAAGTCATCGTCCTCTGGAGCACGCTCAGATTTTAATATGTACGAGTTTGCTTTTTTACGAAAGCTCTCATCATATATAATACCCACTTCTTCACAATAAGCTTTTGCAGCTAATGTTTTACTTTGTTCTTGCTCGTAAAGCTCTTGTAATCTTTTTTTGTTAATTTCCATTCTTTTTAATTTCTGTTATACTTATTCTTTTTACAAAATTACTACTAATATTTGGTTTTTCCAAACAAATTAAATTTATTGGCACCGAATTACATAAAAGGGCATACTTCTTTTTGTATGTTAAATAATCTTTTCTATAAAAATCTTTCTTATTCATTTTTTAAATATAGTGGGCTTTGCATACCCTTTATTAACATCTCTTTAGCAGTCATTTTATAACCTCTTGTGTTTTTTTGCAGGTAATTATTATCTTCAATCAGAGAGAATAATAAATCTTCTGCCTCTTCTTGTGACATATAACCACTTGCAACGTAACCTCCTGCACATAATGCTGTAGATCTTACGATATAGTGTCCAGAGTCCACAATCTTTTCCATTGATCTAGTAAGAATAGTTCTGACAGTGTTTCTATCTTTTTCACTAACATTGTCTAAAACTTCTATCTCACCAACATGTGGTTTGAACTCGTCAATCTTTAATCCTCTTTTGGTCCAAGTCTCAGCATTATCTCTGTAAAGGAGATCTGGATCTATTGAAAGGAACAAAGGTAAAATACAGTTTTGTGTAGAGGGGTCAAAACCTTCATACTTTTCTAAGTAGTAACCCATACCATAGAAGTAACTCTTAAATTCATCTGTAGTCTTACAGACAGGGATCTTAACAATAAACTTACATCCTTTTTTACTAGGAGACAAATAAGCTGCTATAATACTAGGTACAGCATCAAATAAAAACTGTTTGAAAGCAGGGGCATCTTGTAACTTATCAAAGTCAAGAACCATAAGTCCTGTAAACCCTGTAATGTTATCATATTTTCTCCCGGCTCCATTTGTTTTTACACATGGTGTAAAGTAGTATAGTTTAGACTTAAGTTTGTCTTTTAACTCCATATTACCTGCTGCCGAAGCATCTGATATCTGAGAGAATATGCCACTAATACTAGGACTAGGGGATTTATTTGCTCTCAAAAACTGCTCAAAAGTAACAGTACCTAGGGGCTCAGGTATCTTAACATCTGCAGGATAGTAAAAAAAGGATATATCGTTCATTATTTTATTTATTTCTTATGTTTCTTACCTTATGGTAATAACTATTTTTATTTGTAAGTGATAAATATTTTATCTCACCATCTTCATCTAAATCATCACTCCGTACTGCTTCAACTTCAACCCATTTATCAGTCATATAATAGTTAGCTTCTAGCAATACTCTTCTCTCAGGGGTATACAACCATTTTACATAGTTCCATTCATCATTATCAAACTCCCAACCTGCCTTACCGTGCTCATCTTGGTACTCTTGTATTTCTCTAGCTGTACGGTGCTTAAAATTATCATTAAGCAATGGCTCAAGCCTTACAAGCTCTTCACAAACAGATCCAACTACATAAGTAGCTCTACCTAATGCGTATCTAAAGGCACAAGCTAGTAAAATTTCATGATTAAGCGATACTGAGGGTACGATTTCTACGTACTTTCTACCTACTTTTTTATATGATACTTCCATAACTTTTAAGTTCTTTACGATATTGAATTTCTTTTCTGATCAAGGTTAGGTGTGAATTCTCTGTACCCTCTGGGTAGTAGTCTAAAACAGCTTGTAGCCACTCATCATTCATGTCACACAGTTTGGTCCAAGTCAAAGGCTCTTTACCATCTACACCACGACCACCTCTAGAAGCATATCTACGAACAAACTTAAAGTCATCAGTATCAAAAACTGTAAAGGTATCAACCTTTGCTAGATCCTTGCCTCCAAATCTTATGTAAGCGTTACCTCCATCAATCATTGTCTCATTAGGACAACTACATGTTTTGTAATCATGTCTATGTTGACTTACTAAAACCTCTCCACATTCTAGACAAGTGGCTTGGCTATGAACTATTGTTTTACTATTCTCCATATCTTACATCTAGTTCTTCGTTATAAATTTTCATAAACTCCTCTTTCTTACCAAACCAGTTATTTTCTTCTAGTAAGTCGTACCATCTATCAAAAGTACGATATGCTAGCTTTAGATCTTCCGTATATGTTTCTGGGTATTGGCAATTAATATTATAGGGGTCACAGTTTTTAGGACTACAACACCCAGACTCCCCACATCCGGAACATACTGGACAATAAGGGCTGTAATTCTCATTTTCTTCTTCCTCTAGCATGTAGCTTTGGATTAACGATTCTTCTTCTGTCATCTTAGATAATTTTATAAAGTTTATACTCTGAATTTTTGGTTTTGAAATGAACCATAGTTTCTGTTTTTTCGATTACTTTTTTAACCTCTGTTGTTTGCCAAGTAAAGAAAGCGTTAAAAGGACTCATCAATAAACTCCTACCTCTTCTAGGATTTTTGTAATGTTTTTTAAACTTACCTTGCTCATCAAATTCAAGCCACTTGATATCTTTGGACTCTTTCATAAGCCCATCTTCTTGCCTAGTTAATCTATAATACATCTTTCTTAAATTTAGGACTGCAACCCATCAATATTGTGTTACGAATCATACGTTGTTTTAATTTAGTAATCCTACGACCTTTCAAATGACTATCCAATATCTTTTCAAAGTTAGACTCTTCAATCTCATAGTCCATAAAAGCAATATACTTTCTACCACTACTATCTATAGGAGCCTCTTCTACCAACTTATTAAAATCTGCACTTGGGGTAGACTCTTTATAAAGGCCTATATAAATATCCCAAATTATTTTCTCCTCTTTTTTTGTGGCTAACATTACCCTTCAATTTTTTCAAGAACTTCTGTATGTATATCATCCATCTGAAAATCTTGAAGTAAATTAATAATAGAAACACCTTCTACAAATACATCATATATCTCAAACTCTGATGCACTTCCTGGGTAACCACCCATATCTGAATCATACATAACCTGAGGTTCCCCAGGATAATAAGTACCTTCAACTTCCATGTCTATACCTAAGTATATAATTTTTTCTGTTGTCATAATCTTTATGTTTTAAATTTCTTCTGCAAAGTTAAGTATAATTTTATTACCGTGCAAGAAATTATTCAATTATTTTTATCTTGGCCCCAATTTTAACATGTTCATAAAGCTCATCCATCTCAGAATTACTAACAGCTATACATCCAGCCGTCCAATCTATATACCTATGGAACATTCCAAATTTATACCATTTTTTCATCAAACCGTGTATCTTTATATCTCCACCGGCAGACTTATTATTAGCCGAGGCATTACTTAAGTCTTGTTCGTTAGGGTAAGATATGCCTAAATTTTTATAAGCTACACTATGAGGGTTCTTATCATTTATATAATAAACTCCCTCAGGTGTTTTCCCATCACCTTGAAACTCTTTTTTACCATTTGGTCTAAATCCAAGAGCTACCTTATACTTTTTTAGTAACTCACCATCTTGATAAACATACATAGATCTTTTAGACTTATCTACCTCTATGTAGTCAATAACTGCATTTTTATCTAAGGGCTTATCAAAAAAGAAAAACCCACTAAATAAAAACAATCCTAAAAACACTATTAAACTCTTCATATTAATGTACTGCTGCATAAGACTCCCCTGTTTGGATATCAATCTCAATTTCTACAGGAAAGTTGTATTGTTTATTTACTCTATTTATAGACTGTTTAAGAGCCTCAATTGTTGAATCTATGTCTTCGTTCTTAACTCTTAATAAAACCTCGTCATGGGCTTGAAAAATGGGTCTAACACCACGTTTAATCATTTCATACACATAACCATCAAAGACTCTAACACCTGCTGACTGATTACAAGCAGAAAATCTATCTTTTTCAGAGGCTAAAAAGTAGTAAAAGTTTGTAATAGGGTTCCAAATCCAAGTTTTACCATCTACAACTATTACCTCTCTGTCTTCTGCATATTTCTTAACAGACCAGTTACGACCCCAATACCCATCGTATAAAATCTTAGCATCTTTTGTAGTAAGACCAGTAGACTCTTTAAGCTTAGGTACTCCACAACCATAAGTTAAAGCATAGTTACCTGTTTTAGAAGTTGCTCTTTTTTTACTTACTTTTTCAAATTGCTCAGACAACTCTTCATCTTTATAAACCTTGAATATCTCAGGTAAGTCTTCTCTCTTTTTATCTTTTGTTTTATACCAACGAAAGAAGTCAGACTCTTCTTGTGAGATAATACCACTTCTAACACCTAGATCCAAGTGGGCATCCCAACCCGGCCTGTTCATATCTTCAACATATCCAGGATCATAAGGATAAATAGAAATCTGTTTCATCTTGTCTTCCAAACTACTAACATCCGAACCAATAAGCACAGAACCTTTAGGAGCTATGATTACACTACGGATAAATTCTCCATAAGGGGCTGTCGGCTTTGGTAAATTAACAAACGGTTTGGCATGTTTCAACCTCAAAGTCTTAGTAAAACCGTGAGCATAAGCTACTGCATAACCATTCTCATCAGCTCTTTCTAAGAAGCCCTTCAAGTAACCTGCTCTGTGTGTTACTACAGATAAACCATCTAAGTGCTCAATAGCCGGCTCCTTTGCACCTAAAGCTAATACACTCTTACATAACATCTTTTCTTTATCTCTAACTTGTGGCACTTTACCATTTCTACCGTCTTCAAACAATAAAGGTTTCCAACCAAGGCCCATCAACCAATCTTTTACTTGTGTAGGACTTCCGGCATTAGGTTCTTCATAACCTGTAATCATGGTAACCTCACCATCATAATCTTCTCTGATACCATTTTGTTCTAAGATCTCAAACCATCTAGCTCCGGCAACACTAAGACTACCATCTTTTTTATAACAAACCTTAGGCTTTGTCAAAGACTTCTTGATAGGTATTTTTGGCATAGCAGCTTCTAATAAAGCTTTCTTTTCATTCTCAATACCTTGTAGATAGTCTAAGTTTTTTTGACATTGTTCTACATCAATCAATATTTTATCTTCCTCTTGTATCTTAAGGCATGTTAGCTTAAAATTAAGGTAGCTGATAATTCTTACTATATCTCTAGGATCTTGGTAGATCTTTTTAAGATAGTTGTATTGTTTAACCCAAAGGTTAGTATTAATCTTAACATCTTCTTCTACCCTGTTTCTGTATTCTTCTATAGAAAGGTTTTCCCAGTTGTCGATCTTCGGTTTAGGTACACCGAACTCTTCTCCCCAAGAAGCTAAACCATGGTCTCTTTGGCCTCTTTCTGGGTACAAGTACCAAGACAATCCTAAAGAGTCTATTACACTAGCTGTAACTTTTATACCAAGTATCTTTTCATACAAGGGTACATCAAACCTAACTATGTTATGGCAGACCAATGTGTTGTCAGGGTTAGTCAAGATATTACGCATATCCTCATAGTCAACAGTAGATTTAACTTTCCACTTACCAGACTTATCCATCCAACTTATTCCCATACACCAGATCTTTGTAGACTGATCTACAAGTCCATCTGACTCTGCATCTATTACGTATATCTTATCTAAATTCATATTATTTTGTTATTTTTGCTAATTCCTCTTCGTATGCGTAGTGAGCATCTAGCTCTGTAGTAAACCTTCCTAAATACTTAACTCTTCCACAAATAGAAATACGTGACACCCACTTACGTGAAGCTTTATTCCAATAAACACCTGTGTACTTACTTGTAGAAGGTAAGTGTTTTTTATTAGCATTTTCTCTAAATGATATTACCTCTAAATTTACCGATCTATTATCAAGTCTATCAAAATTAATATGGTTTACAACTGTAATACGACCATTTGGTACATGCCCTAAAAAAGCACTTGCTACTAAGATATGAACACTATAACTCTTCATTTTTTTATCATTCCATAAGTTAACAATTAAGTACTTATTTGAGCTAAGACTTTGTTTCATTATCTTAACCTTACCAAACCTAAGACTTCTAACTCTACCTAAATCTGAGACTTCATAAAAACCCTCATAATCTTTTACTGGCAACCAATTTTCTACTATCATTACTTACAAAATATTTTTAATGTTTTACCACCATCTTGGTATTGTACTTCAACATCTTTAGCGTTGTAGTTGGTATAAGCTCTTCCATTGTGTGGCTCAGAATGTTGTATTACTTCAACTCTTGTTACTTCTTCTTTCTCTCTATCAGCATAGGCTATCATTTCATTCAATAACCCAGAGTCTAAACTATTAACTATCATATCTAGATTTTTCTTATCTGATATCATTGTAGCCATCTTAAAACCTCTCATATAACCTTCACGAAAATCCTTTTGTCTTTGCTTCTCGTTCATAGCAGATATAAACTTACTTTCTCGCCAAGAATTTTTCCAATCCTCTAACTCTTCGTTTATGTTTGTGTACTCCATTACTTCTTACCTTTATTTATTTTGTGAATATTCAGTTTTCTGTTTAAGGATAGTGTTATCTTAGAGTAAACATCTGTAGGTCTAACTAAAGTCTTTTCAACTCCATCAGACTTAGGATACATTTCTGTAAAATCTTTTCTAAAACAATTAAACACCCCTTTTACTTTAGACTCTTCTTCTTCTATAGAATCAAAGTCTATAAACTCGTAGGCACTACTTCTATTTGCCATTATTTCTTCTTTTGGTATAACCCTGCATTCATGTCTCATAATAATTTGTTTTTAATTTCTATGCAAAGATACGAACAACATTTTAATCTCACAAGCTTTTTGTAAAATATTTTTAAATGTTCATTAAAATTGTTTGTTCATTGTGACTGAACGTTCACGTTTGCGTGAACAGTGTAAAAAAGTGAACATAAAAAAACCCAACTAAATTAATAGCTGGGTGTAATTTTAAAATGGTGCATCTTCATCATCTTCTCCGAAGTCTACTGCTGCTGGGCTACTAAACGTTTCACCAAAGGCATCAGCAAGTGTAGCTAAAGGTGGTGGAGGTAAAGGCTTCTCAACAACATAAGGCTCTTCCTTTTTAAACATAGGCACTTCTATTGTTTTAGGAGAAGACATATCTTTGTGTCTGTTCTTTCTTATATTTTCAACATCCGGTATGTTTAACTCTTCTGCATAAATATCTAGGTACATACCATCGGCCTCTCTACATTTTAATAAGTGTACATAGTTTACACCAAAAGGTTCTAAAGAAACTCTACCTTTCAAATCCTCTTCTAAAAAGAACTTCTGTAAGTTTGGATATCTTTCCGGATCCACTTTACTGTACTCCTTGATACCAAGTCTGGTAGGGTTAGTCATAACAGCTACAAAGTCTGCAACTTGGAAAGTAAACTGAGAGTAATACAAATCTGAAGGTTGAGGTTGAGCCATGATATCTTTATCTTTAGCTCTTTTAATCATCTCAGAGTTTGTTTGGGACAGCAATATAAAAATTACATTCTCATACTCCATCTTTAAGTCATTCACTCTCTCGATAAACTTCTCAATAATAGTATTTCTACTTTCTCCCGAATCACCAGAAATCAATGCCAAGTGATCGACAGTAATAACAACAGAGTCTTTGTCTTTATTCAATTCTAAGAACTCTTTACAGCCCTCATAAAACTTGTTTGGTGTGGTAGGTACTTGTGAAATGCTAACTCTATCATCTTGCAAAGAGTCAAAATAAGCTTTAGCTTGAACTTTCTCTTCTTCTGTAAACTCTTGTAACAAGATCTCTTTCTTAGACTTAGATTTAATATTCTTGGCCATACCACGAAGAACTAAACTAAGAACTCTCATCTCAAGGGATATGTTAAGTACTGCAAAATTGTCAGAGGTAGGGTTTATTTCTTTATTCAAGATGTTATCTACCATCTTAGCCAAAGTATAACTCTTACCAATACCTGAACCTGCTGAAAATACAATTACTGAACCATTAACTACAGGGAACACATCATCAAAATAAGGTAGTCCTGTTTTTATAATACCTTTGTTACCAATTTGGTATTGCTTAATCTCTTGAAAAGCTTTTTTAGTAAGGTCTCTAAATTTTTGTATTTGCATTTTATTCTAAGGTTTTAAATTTATTATCAAACATTGTTTGGTGCTTCAAGTAGTACTTGTATAATCTAGACTCTTCAATATCAAACCTAGTGGTGTACATATTGGCAGGTTTAAAAAATAGATACTCTAATACTTTTGACCACTCAAACTGACTAGTATCATTCATAAAGACTTTACAAAGGAAAGCTAACTTATTTCTATCAATGCCAGAGTTAGCTCTAAACAATGCTATATACAACTTTGTTTTCTTTCTATTTCCTATCTCTTTATTCTCAGACTTATAAACAGACTCTAACCAAGTATACAGTTTTAAATCATCTTCATTTATCATAGGTATTTGCAGCTCTTCTAAGAAAGCATTACCTTTAGGGGTTAACCTAACACGATTCTGAATAGTATCGCTTTTGTTCTTTGCCTTTACTAAAGAGACATACTCTAAAGACTGATATCTATCTAAAGTAGATAGGGTCATAGTCTCTGTGATAATCTCCCACAAACTTTCTGTTTTGTTTTGAGAAATAAGTTGTAAGTTTACAACATCTGTAGGGGAAAACCCCTGCTTCTTTGCGATTTCAAAGTTTATATACATGCTAAAAAATATTTTTAATTAACCAAATTAGCCCTACTATTTCTGCTGACAGAATAAATAGGTACCAAATAACAACTGCCCAAAATCTAAATCTTTCTTTCATTGTGCAAAGATACAACTTACTTCTCAATTAACCTAATTAAATCTTATTTATTTTCCTGTACTACCAAAACCACCCTCTCCACGGTCAGTTGATGAAAGTTCTTGAACCTCATTAAACGTTATTTGTGGATAAGGTACAATTATAATTTGTCCAACTCTCTCACCAATTTCATACACCATACCTTCTTCAGGGTAACGAAACTTAAACATAATAGAACCTCTATAACCAGAGTCAATAACCCCAACAGAGTTAGACAATATTAGTGATGTTTTTGATACCGAGCTTCTAGGAAAGACTAAACCAACATAACCCTCTGGAATTTCCATAGCAATACCTGTGTCATAGGTAACCATTGAGTTATCCTCGCTCCACTCTTCACTGATACATGTTAGATCCATTCCGGCATCTCCAGGCTTCCCATAAGTAGGAATTACTGCCTTTTCTGATAATCTTTTTATATTTACTTGCATACAAATTTTTTGTTTATTATTTTATAAATTTTGTCCCATGATGGAAGCTCCTCTACACCTTTGTCGTCAATATACATATCTGCTGAGATCTTACGACAATCAGCTTTGTAGTACTCTATTAAATGTGGAAAATTACAATTAACATAGTGGTAGGGAATGTCATTATCTTTTAGCCAATGCATTGCATCGGACAAAGGGTGACCTTCTCTACATGTATTAATCACAATACCAAACCCATCATTATACAACTTTGTAATAGCTTCTTTGGCTCCTTTTCTCATAGGGCCAAGCTTTGGGTAATCACTCATACATATAGTTAGATCGAAATCTATAGCTAATATGTGCTGCGGTTCAAATCTTGGATTCATAGTATACCTTCTTTTATTAAAATTATTTGTACCTTTTCTGCTAGGTCTTTGATAGTACCATCGTTTACAATTTCATAATTAACCACATAGTCATCAAGAGCTATTTCTGAGGGGTGAAAATCTGTATTGATTGCTCTTGTACCATTATCTCTTACTACTCTAATAGTAATACCCCCTCTTTTAGCAACAGCTTCTAATTCATTAGGGAATCTCATGTCTGTAATAACCCAACTAGGATACTTACCATCATAAGTCTCTAAATCAAAAGAGTCTGCACTTCTAACTTTAAGAGGTTTATAATCAGCAAATAAAGCATTCACCCATACATTTGTATGTAAGCCATCACGCATTGCTTCTGTCCCAAGTTTTTGAAGAAACTCTCTATAAGTCATAGGTACAACAACAGGCTTTGAGTCAACCCAGTCTTCTCCTATCAACTCATAATCCCATTCAGAGCTCATATTAGTTTTCTTAAACTCTTGGTCTTCAAACTTTTCTACAGGCACTCCTGCTAATAAGGAACCCATTGCCTTTAGTTTACCTGCAAACTTCTTAGTCTCAAAACCAGATTGCTCTTCTAACCACCAATTGTGATCCTCAGAAGAAGCTATGTCTTCTAATGTTATACTTCCAACATTATTACATAAAAGATACTGTATAATTTTACCAACTGTATCTTTACCACTACCCATCTTACCGTTTATTCCTATAATCATTATCCTAAAATTATGTCTCTTAAATGTTCATTTACATATCTGGTGCCATTTTTAAGGTCTTGCACCTTTGCAAAAAACTTGCCTTTCCTTTTTATAGATTGAAAATGTATTCTCTCACCTTCAACTGCTGATTCGTAGTCTTCTTCTGCTAATTTCATTTCTACTCTAGCAAAGGCATCTACATCGTCTCCTGATACAAAGTAAACTACATACCAATCATCGTCTTCTTTTCTTAGTGTTCCTACTGTCATAGCCACTTGTCTTTTAAAATTATATCCCAATAACAAATTTTCTTTTCTGTACCTTTATCATAGTGAGTTATCCAAACACAAGGAAACTCTTTTCTAGCTTTGATAAGTCTATCTTTAGTTTTACCTTTTGTTTCTCTAGAATAGTATAACCAACACTCCCAATAGTGGTGCATCTCCGGAGCAATAAATGTAATAGCTATTTGATACCCAAAAAATACGAAGCTCCAAACAGGTGAGTTTTCAAATCTGTAATCATTACCTGTCCATTTAGTTTTCCAACCTAAAGGTACAAAATCAAAACCTACTTTTTTAGGTACAGGTTTTCTATATCTTAAGAAACTATTGTACCACTCTATAAAAGGTTTCCTAACATACTTACTATCATTCACATACTCAACTGCTTTATCAACAGCATCTTGTGGAGTAAATTTTACCCATTTCCTAGGTAAAAAATAAGGTGTACCTACTGCTACCTTACCAAAATAGAATTTGATATTTGGTTTTTTAAAAGGTGAGAGGTAAACCTTAAGCCAATAAAATCTCTCTGCAAAAATTCTTAAACTATCTAACATACTCATATACTGTATTACTATTCCAATTACCACACTGCTCACATGTATCATGTGATGATTCTTCTGCATTTACCTCATACCTAGTATTATTGTTTACAGCCATATCTGCAATCTCTTTCCAATAATAGCTATTAATGTTATCTGAGTTTCTAAGTATCTCTAGCAATAAAGCCCCTCTTAGAGCTCTTTGCTCTTCCTTATCTGCAAACTCTTCATCACAAATATCTACACCATCTACTATAACGTAACTGCCAAAACAGTGCTCTCCTATTTCTATCTTCATATCTTATAGTAATTGCCTTTGGCCTGAAACTTCTATCAAGTAACTGTTTAGTACAATCTTTTTTAGTAAGATGCTTAGTTCTAGAGAATAAGAATAGTCCATCTCTTTTTTCGGCTTACTGTGATCAAAGATAAAACCATCTCCGGTATCTGTTATAGATAAGATCTCTTCACCTCTACAATGAGATGTCCAATGTGTACCTTGACTTCTAGATAATATGTGGGTTATCCCTGTGTCTGTTATTTTTTCTACATAATTATAATCATGTATACCTTCTACAAATATTGCTTCCATTTTATTCTATTTTTTTGTTTCTTTTTTCGTATTGTAGCTCTGATTGTAATAGGGCTATTTTTTGTTCTAACTCGTATATTCTCTGATTGTCAAAATGAGACTTACCCATTTTTGGCTGTTTGAGTGTAGCTAAATCTGACTTAAAATGATTTAACTTATCTCTTATTGTTTTGATGATATCCATTGTTCAAATTTGTTTTTAAATTTTGTCTCTTCTTGCACTTCGGGTAATAAAAGCCTCATCCTAGCCTTAGCAGATGCCCAAGCATTTGGGAACTCATCTTCTAACTTTTCAAACTCATGGCTATATAATAATTGGTCAAACCTAGTATGCTCATCTAATGTTAAATATACACAGTTTGTTAATTTGGCCTGTACACTTGGATGCCTAGCCTTATCAAAAAGGTGACAGCAATTTGCTCTAGTCGGAAAAAGTATACTTACACCACTATGCTCAGAGCTTCTACAATTAGCTATATGGTATTCAAAATAAGTATCTCGTATTGCAGATTGCGATTTGCGGTACTCCTTGTTTTTTGCAGTTTGTTTTACAGCTATTAGTTTTCTTTTTATACCACTAGAAGCTGCGATAGCACAACCTCGGCATCTCTTTTTTGAGAACCAAGGTTGATCATCTCTACCACATTCAATGCATACCTTATTTTTCGCCTTTATCATTCTTAGGCTTTCTTTTTCTATAAGGTCTTTTTTTCTTAGGTGCTGGTTTTTCTTCTTCCAAAAAAACTGGTTTTTCCTCTTCGGTGTTATTTAAAACAGGTACATCTTTAACCCAAAACTTAGGGCTAATCAAGCTGTATATAAATAAACCAAACAATAGTCCTGTGATTGACCATCCAACTACTTCCATAATAATTTTGCCCATTTACAGTTGGCTCTTCTGATTTTAAAACTTAATAATGATTGATAATAAAAATACCATAAGGCATACAAATAAGAATACAGCAAACCTGTTTTCTAAAACTGTAGTCCCTTTTAGTTCATTCTCTTCTTCTAAGAGATCTCTTAGTACAGATGCTTTCCTGATATCAGTAAAGTAAAACCCATCTTCTCCGTGATAATGTGTGTCTGCGACTACATCAAAGACTTTAAATAGCTCTTCTACAGCATATAACTCTAAGTCTGGATGCCGTGAAACAATAAACTCTCTTGTTACTATATTCATAATTATAATATTTACTCTGCAAAGGTAAGCATAATTATAATACCATGCAAACTTTTTTTAAATTATTTTTATTTAATTTGATAAAGGGGCTTTAATAGTAGGGTGCGATTGATAGTTTTCAATCTTAAAAAAATCAGGTCTAAACCTGTCTATCTTTTCACTAAATGATATATCTCCTACCAACTTTGCATCTGTTAGGTAATGGTATTCGTCTAGGTAAACAAGGCTTGGTAATTCAAACCCCTCTCTTCCAATTTGTTCTTTAGCTTGTTCAATATGATTTGAATACAAATGTACATCTCCAAGATTACCAATTAATTGGTCTGGGATCATATCTACTTCATTTGCTATAATCTCTAATAGTAAACCATAAGAAGCAATGTTAAACGGTAACCCTAAAAATGTGTCTACTGAACGTTGGTTCCACATTAAAGAGATTGCTCTGGTTGGGATAGTATGCTCGTATTGGTTAAAATTAGAACCATCTATAGCTTCATATTTTTTAATATACAAATCAATTCTTTGTTCAAAACTCAACTTTCTTGTATAAACTTGAAACCCATAATGACAAGGTGGTAGAACCATTTGGTTCAATTCCCCAACATTCCAAGCATTGACCATTAATCGTCTTGAGTCTGGATTTATTTTAAGGTCATTGATTAGGTTTTGGATTTGGTCTACTTCTACTTCACCTTCTTTATAACCCCATTCCAATATATCTTTTTGTTTCCACTTTCTCCATTGCTTACCATAAATTGGACCTAAATCACCCCACTTCTTAGCAAACTTATCATCGTTCTTTATCTTATCAATAAAATCAGTCATTGATAAAATCTTTTCAGGTTCATTACCAATCATTAATAATAGATAATTTTTATAAGCATCTCCATTCCAAATGTTACACCCATTATCAACCAAGTACTTAATATTTGTATCCCCACGTAAGAACCAAAGTAGCTCAGTTACAATTGTTTTCCAAGGCATTTTCTTAGTTGTAAGCAGAGGAAATCCCTCTGACATATTATGTCGTATTTGTCTTCCGAATACTGAAATGGTTCCTGTACCTGTCCTGTCTTCTTTAACTACACCATTATCAATAATGTCTTGTAGTAATTCTGTATACTGTTTGTCTAACTTATTCATCTTATTTTTCCCAATGATTATTATATTCTTCCCACCAAAATGTTAAGTCTTCTGTCTCGTTATCATAGTACTCACCAACAAAATCTGACTTAAATATTGATCCAGAGTTTTCGTATAGTGCTAGTGTCTCTATCTTATTTACTATACCCATAGTATTTTTTAGATAGTCTATCATAAACTTATAGTTGGAGCCTCTTATAACTCCGGCTTCCACCAACAGTATGTTTTTGTTATCTAGTTTGTATCGGTAAAGATCAAACAAAGCTTTTAACTCTACTAAATACCCATCGTCCCATGTTTGGTCTGGGTAAGGCACATCTACACTAAAACCATCGCAAATCTCTCCATCATGGGTCAAAGCGTGTCTTAGTATTTGACCAACTATACAAGAGTAGTCACCAGAAACTGATACAATTACTGTGTTACTTGCGTTAATACCTCTTTGCAAAAGTTGTCTACTAAGTTCGTAGATCAATATTGTCTCTTGCTTCTGGCTCACTTCAAAATTTTCTCTTTTCATCTTGTTTATTATTAACTCTTCTTCTTTGAACCACTCAAAGCTATCTGTATCTCCTATCTTAACTGCTATTGGATAATCTATAGGCTCTAATTCTTGGTCGACTACCACTAACTTAAATTGGTTTAGATGTTCATAACTAGAGCCCTCTTTTACTTTAACCTCTGTTCCTTTTTCTATCATAACTTGTTTATTAAAACTGAATATTCTACCGGTGTATAATTTACTACTTCACAAGATACATTTATATACCTAGGATCTAATATTTTAAATTTTGGATCTTCATAAATATCTAATACACTATTCTCATGAACATGCCCATGGATATTGTAGCTGTATCTATAATCTAGTTGGCTAGGATGTATAGGACAATGTGTCAATATAGAATTCCCTTTGTAATCAATCATTCCGGCAACTTTATTTACATACTTAAGAAGCTCTCTAGCGTGCTGAGGCTCATCATGGTTACCAAGAACAACTGTCTTTTCCCCTTTCAGTTCTAGAAGTAGAGGATAGTCTCTGACTTTCTCCATAGTTACATCTCCAAGGATATAAACTAAATCCCTCTTGCTTATAACAGAGTTCCAGCACTTAATGATATGATTATTCATATCATCTGCACAGGTAAACCCCCTCTTTATAGCCATATTCTGGTGACCTAGATGTAGGTCTGATATAAAAAATGTACTCATAACTTATTTCTTTGTTTAAATTCTTCGTCTAAGCACTGGTCTGGGCTATACACTTTGTTACACTTTCCACAAATGTGTGCCTCTCCGTCCTCAGTCCATTTATTTATGTACTCTCCCTCTTTTATATAAGGCTCGCATGTTTTACAATCGCATGCATTTTTAGTCCCACAGTGTGGGCAATGAAAGGCTCCCATCATATCTTATTTTTTTTAAATTGTTCTAATTCTATTTTATAAGCTTCTATAAGCTTACCGTTCTTAACAATAGTATCAGATAATAAACTCGGGTAGGTATTAGCTGTTGTTCTAACATCGTTTTTTAAATAGTCAATTAATATAGATATCTCTTTATCTCTTTCCATATCTTATTTGTTTTTAAGTGTTTCTTTGTCTATGTAATCAAGGACTTCCTTTATTGAAATTGCAACCTCATACTCTTCATCTTGTATTGCCTCTTGCTCTAACTCTAGGATATCCTCTTTTGATATTTCCCTTTTTTTATAGTGCTCAAGTAAAGTCTTAGTATTCTCTTTTACTGCACTTAAGGTTTTTAATTTCAATGTAAACTCTGCCATATCTTACTTGTTATTTATTTCTAATGAATTTGGGTAATATAATAATGTTGGGTTCTTCTTCTGAATGTCGATGTTTGGGAAAAGCTTGCTAAACGTTAGTGCATCAAACCTCTCAGTAATAAGATGATTCCCATTTTTAGTTGGAATTATAGAAATAATCTTGTCCCCAAAGGGTTTACAATTATGCTCTAAATGGGCTAACATTAAGGGGCTAATTACCTTTTCATCAATATCAATAATCCACCTTTTCTCTTGTGTCTTAATCTGTCCTACAACTGAATCAAACAACCCTTTCTGATTATTATTTCCGTTTTGTATACGTTGTGCTAGTGCAACCATCATATTCAGAGATACATCAAAATGGTTCTGCTTCTGTACGTGAATATAAGCCCGTGCTTTAAACATCTCACACAGTTGGACTATCTCATCATATCTTCTATCTAAGTGCTCTAGGCTCTCAATACAGTATGTTTTAATAGTACGCACTGATTGGTGGTTATCTCTTTCTCCTTCTGGCTGATCTTTCTTACGTTTAAAAACGTACAGCATGTAAAAGTCCCCCTTCTCTGAGAAGTTTAACAGAGGTTTTATTAGTTCTAAATTATTTATCATTTCTTCTAAGTTGTTCTAATTATTCTTCTTGCTTCGGCATCCGACTTACTTGCTCTTATTCTTTGTATCACTTCTGAGTTACCTATTTGTTCTTGTTGCCATTTAGCACCAAATTCTATGCAATCTAAAAAACTTAAACTTTCTTGTTTATATTTTTTTTCAATCCATTTTACAGCAGCTTCTTCAAGTGTTTCTTGTTTAAAAGATTCTATTGCCTTATCAAGTTGGTCTATATTATTGTTTATAAACTCTACGTGTTGTTTAGGTTCTTCTTGTTTCATACTTTACTTTAATAAAAATTTAACAGGGTATTGGTAGTTACCCCCATGGTACTCCTTCATAACTTGTTCCCAATTACCGTACTTGTTGTATAGGTAGTTCAAGTAGGTTATCATAATGTCTACTTGTTTTTCTTCGTTAAATCTACCTCTTTTGCTAGTACCCTTTAACTTACACATCTCATTCCAAGTACCCTCTAAGAATTGGAATTGGCCTTTAGCTGTAGAGTGATCGTTCTTTGCATCTACATCAAACCTGCTCTCTTTATAAGATACCCACCAAACAAGTGTTGCAGGTATTTTAGCCTCTTCTATTTTATCTCTGTACTTCAAAGACAGTCTTTTAAAGGTAGCATACTGATCTGCTGTAAGGCTAAAACCTATGTTACTCTTAAGATCTTCCACATAAGTTTCTTCTCTTAGGGGTGCCTTTATTAAAGCAATCCTTTTTTCTTTCTGCTTCACAACCTTCTCTAGGTGTTCTTTTTCTGTCACTAACTTCATAGCTGAAATAAGTGTGCCTCCAAGGGCTAATAGAAGTACAGTAGTTATCACTTTGTACTTTAATAGTTTGTAAGTTCTTTCAAAAAGTAAACTCTCATTGTTAAATTTGTATACCATAATATTGTCTTTTTAATTACACTAAATCTCCTTCTTTAATACTAAAATCATCACAGTAACCCTTACATAACTTAGACGGTCTCCAACCACAAGGAAATACTGTTTTTATTTGCTCTTGTCTGGTAAACAACTTTACTTCCTCGTTCTCAGGATCAACAGTGCCGGTAAGTTTATTAATAACACTAGGGCAGTTTTTACAAGGTACTTTATGTATCTCTTTATACCTGTTTGGGTACTTAAGTTCAACCTCTCTGTGGCTATCTAAACTTTTTTGTATTTTAGTTTTTAAATCCATAAGTTTAATGTTTTAATTCTACTATGCAAAATTACGTATAATATTTAACATGTGCAAGAAAAAGTTAAACTTTTTTTAACTCCATAAAAAAACCCTCTATTTCTAGAGGGTCAAAAACAAAAAAATAATAGAAAATTAATTAGCCTTCACAGCTAGAACACTCCATAAGGTTTCTACTAACCTCTTGTGCCATATTAACACTTCTTTGGTAGTATAAAGTTTTAATTCCTAGGTTCCATGCTTCAAAAAACAAAGCATTCACATCTTTCAAAGATGTCTCAGGGTGTATCATTAAATTCAATGACTGACCTTGATCTATAAACTTCTGTCTCTGAGCAGCTTGTTGAACTATCTCTAGTTGGCTGATCTCTCCAAAAGTCTTGAATACAAACTTTTCTTTTTCGTCTAAGATATCTAAGTGTTGTACAGAACCTCCTTTTAAAAGGATGCTGTTCCAAACCTCTGGTGTATCTTGATCTTTATCTTTTAATAACTTTTTTAAGTAAGGGTTTCTGTAAACAAACTTACCTTTGGCCAAATCTTTAATGAAATAGTTTGATTGTAATGGCTCAATACTAGGGCTAACTTGTCCTAGAATAAAAGAAGAACTAGTCGTAGGGGCAATTGCCAATCTAGTAGTAAATCTTTGTCCATAACCTTTTAACATTTCTGGCTCCCCAAACATAGTAGCCAACTGCATACTAGCAATTAAACTCTTATCATTGATAGTTCTGAAAATTTCAGCATTCAACATCTTAGCCTCTAGGCCCTCAAAAGGGATAAGCTTAGATTGTAATAAACTGTGCCATCCAAGAACTCCAATACCAATACTTCTGTGTTCTTTGGCGAACAATAAAGCTTTCTCCATAAAAGGGATACCGTCTGCTTTCTGAATGAACTCAGAGTAAACTGCATCTAAGAAATAAGCTAAAGTCTCTACTGCATCAGTCTCAACAATCTCGTCCCAATGTAACAAGTTAATAGAAGATAAACAACAAACAAAAGATTTGTGTTCATCTGTGTATTCTAAGATCTCTGTACACATCTGAGAGTGATTGATCTCCATACCTTTATCCTTATAAACTTTTGGCTTGTTATTGTTAACATTACCACTAAAGAATATGTAAGGGAACCCTGACTCAGCTCTTTTTTGGTGGATCTTAGCTAAGATCTTTCTCTTGTCTTTATCTCCGGCCTCTGCTGACTCCATCCATTCATCTGGAATACAAACTCCTAGAGCAATGTTTTGGATAATATGACCTTCGTTTCTACATTGTAAGAACTCCTCGATATCTGGGTGATCCACAGGAAGATAAGCTGCAAAGTAACCTCTACGTGCTTGTCCTTGTGTAATAACATCTGTTGTAGTTTGGAAAGGTAGTAAAAAGCTAACTGCTCCATTAGATACACCATTGTTCTTAATAGGGGCACCTCTACCTCTTAGCTTACCAAAGTATCCGGCAGTACCTCCACCCATCTTTGTTAAAGCACCAATCTCTGCTGTTGCTCTTAAAATATCCATGGTATCATCTTGAATGTCTATACCATAACATGAGATAGGTAAACCTCTATCTAAACCAAAGTTCATCCAAACCGGTGTAGCCAAAGAGTAGAAACCTCTACCCATATAGTCATAGAATTTGTCTGAAAATCCTTCAATACCTAGGATATTCTCTGCCGTATCAGCTATCTCTCTAATACGATCTTCGGGGGTAACACCCTCTAATAAATAATCTTTCTCTAGAAAAGTTCTTGAATCTTTGTTTAACCAACTAAAATCTCCCATCTTAAAATAAATCGTCTTCGTTATATGTTTTCATTTTCTTACTGTAATCAATAGGCTTCTTGTGAAAGAAGTCTGTCAAGGCACTTGCGTAAACCTCTTCTTCCATCCATAGTGTCTGCTCTTTAATATCAGAGTCTACTGTGAAAGCCGGTTCCATTCCAATCTTTTGTAAAGCATCGTTTAATCTTATTTGAACGTAACCTTTTAATATTCTTGCTGATAAGAAATCATTTTCGTAACCCTCTAGGATCCAATCAATCAAATCTGACTCAGCTTTGTATGCCTCTAGAACTTCGCTTTGTATTTTTTGTATGAACTCTTCATCAAATAACTCTGGATGCTCTGCTCTAATTTGGTTTAATAATGCAATACCACCTTCTGCGTGTAAATTCTCTTCTTTTGAAGTGTATTGAACAACATTTGCTACATCTTTCAAAACTCCTCTAAATCTGTTAAACCCTAGGATAGTGTAGAACTGTGAAAATAAAGCTGTGTACTCAGTAAACAAAGTGAATAGTACTAAAGAATAACAAATATTTTTGTGGTCATTCTTATAGATCTTGTTGATGTACTTAGTTAAATAAGCTACTCTACCTACAATTACCGGCTCTGTAAAAAGATCTTCAAACTGCTCTTCTAATCCTAGCTTAGACAAAATCTCCGCATAAGCTTTTGAGTGTACTACTTCTACTCCGCCAAACACTGCCCCCATGTCTGCTATCTCTGGCTTAGGTAACAGTTTACCTATACTCGACCAATAAGACTTAACTGCAACCTCTACTTGTGAGGTAAGTAGTATGGCTCTTTTAACTACTCCTTGTTCTTCCTCTGTTAACTTTGTCTTGTAGTCTTGAATGTCATTCAAGAAGTTAAACTCATTGTGTGTCCAATGACTAGACCACATTGCATTGATAAGTGGGTCTGTAATTCCGCTGTACTCAAACGGCTTGTAATTCTTTCTTTCTGTGAAGATACTCATTTTGATTTTTTTGTTTTTATTAATTATTAAAGGTAAAAAAAAGTACCCCCTAATTAAAAGAGATACTTATTATTGAGGTGCAAAGATAATAAATTAATTCTGTAAAACAAAATTAGTTAAATCTTTTTTTCAATAAAATTTTTTTAACTTTAGTAAAAGAGGAAGGAATCGAACCTTCGATGTTAACTACATACTTAATCACTTACCATGCTTTACCTAGTATATTGGGCAGTAATATTAAGTCATCATTAATCCCACTCACAGTTCAGGGGCGACCTTATCTGCTACTCTTCCATTTGATGTCTTTCCATCAGTCAACATTGTGAAATTCTGGGGCACGTTGCTCATAACCATTGTTGTCAGGACAGGTCTCGAACCTGTATGAGATGGTCAAAGCTCTCGCTGCATCTTACGGGGAGTTTTGAGGACTCCTGCGTCTACCAATTCCGCCACCTGACAATTTTGATAGTCTTTCCTATCAGTCACTCGTTAGATTTTGCTCTCTGGACTATATGAGTTAGCCCCGTTAACCGTAAGCATTTCGGCCCGTCTGCAACTTAACATAAACCTGTGACGAGTATTCCTTATCGTTTATGCCTTGCTAAGTGGACCAAGTATGACTCGAACATACGACCTTTGCATTATGAGTGCACTGCTCTAACCAACTGAGCTATAAGTCCAATTTAGGGGATTTCGCTCCCCTAAGGCGTGTTAGGCTGCAAATCTTTTTTGCACCCCACCAAGTGTGTAAACGTTGTCGTTTAGTTTTGAAATTAATTCTCCCTATTACCTACTTATTGCCAATCAATACCTGT